TCCTTGGATTCCTTGTGGACCTGTTGCTCCTTGTGGACCTGTTGCACCTGTTGCACCAGAAGGGAAACTATCATCATTTAGATTGAAAACCCCATCTATAAAATTTTCAAATGATTCCTGTGTCATCAAATCACCCGTTTCGAATAATGCCTTTAATTGTGCTCTAGATAGTGTCATTTAAATTTATTGAACTTTACATTTTCCTACTATTGCAAATCCAACTCTAGGATTGCAACCTCGATTCTTTTTTGCATTTCTGTTTAATAAGACACCATGTGTTTCCATGTGTCTTCTCTTTTTGTAGTCTTTACTATTAATTATTTCAAGATATTCGTTATACCAATCAACTCTATATATATAACTTTGAATATTTGTACCTATTATATCAATAGGTCTGCTCGTTTTACCCAAATTACTAAACATAGTTACACTTTCTGAGATGTTTTGTTTAGGATGTCTTATAATATATTCATCAATATTAAGATCATCGTTTATTATAAAATCTAATTGTTTTAGTAATTCTCCTGAAACATCATAATCAACTGAAAGCATAATTTTATAATAATCACAAAAATTACACAATTCTTGTAAAATATTATTGTCAACCTCTTTGTTTAAAACTAATACACTTTGTGTTTGAGATACGGGATAATAAAACAAATCTAAATAAACATCCTTTTCGTTTACTAATACTTGAACAAATTCTTTAATAGGTTCTATATTCTTTTCAATACTATTATCAATAATTTCTTGAAAAGAATAAACGTTTTCGTTTATATTAGTAGAAGAAAATATATGTACCGAATTGGATTCGTGTTGTTTAAAAATATCATAATTTGTTTCGGGTTCTTCTCGAAATATGTCAATATTTTTTGTTTGTAAATTTGAAAACAGATTTGTTTTTATATGTTCTTTGTTTTTTTCTATACCTTTAAATATATCAAATTTTTCAATTTCTTTTATGAAAGAAAAAGTGTCTAGTGTTTGTTTTTCACTTTTTTTTGAAAATATATCAAGTGGATTAGTCATTATTACGAATTCTTAAACTTTTTAATAAAATCTTGCTTTTGTTTCGAAGGTGCAAATCCAGCAATACTCATAGCAACATCTACTCTATCTTTTAGTTTTCCTTTTTGTAGATAGTTTATTAGGTTGTCTATGTTTATATTATTTAGTTCTATAAAATCAGATATTACTTTACTTGTTATATTAGTATAGTGTTGTATGATTTCAATTTCTGTATTAGTAACTTTTGAATTCTCATTTAAGTTTGTTTTTTTAACTACTCGTTCACCTAGTTTAGATAATTTACAACAAACACAACCATCTTTTGTGAATTCTTTTATGTAATGAGAATTCCTTTTTATCCAATTTGCGTTAGTTTTAGACCCAGATTCTTCATTTTTAGAATTAATAAATTCGATTAGTTCATCTTTTGTACATTGACCTTTTTCAGCAATAAATCCTAAAATATTATGTCTAACGGGTGCATTTGCACCAACTGAAATAGAATCATATTCTCTATATTTTCTCTTTACTTGTATGGTTTTTATTTCTTCTAATTTTTCGGGTAAATCTTTGGTTTTAGTTTCTGCAAAATCTCTAAGTTGAGTATTAGTCATTTCACCATCTACTATTTCTTTCACTTTTAGTTTAAATGATTCGTTTTCAATATCAGATATTTTCATATCACCTTCTCTAACTTGCAAAGCAACCGCCATTAGTGATTGTTGTGCTTTACTTTCAGATTTTTTGTTTATTAGATTTAAAAATTCATTTAGGTGTTTCATAGTATGACATTAATTTACATTATTTAATGTTATCAATATTTACTATAAAGGGAAACCCACCCCGATGGTGTTTGTGTTAAAGATGTGGGATTAGTGTTTTTTGGTTTTCGTTTGGATGTGATTGATGAACTACTACGCCACTAAAGATGACGTAGTTTCTCGTTTCTTAGAAGTTGCCTTAGTAGTCTTAGACTTCTTTGGTCTTATATCTTCTCCACGAGCTGATGAGGTCGTTCCGACCTCCAATATTCTTTGTCCTTCATTGTGAATATTAATAGCAGCATTTATATCTCTATCAATACTAGTTCCACAAGATGAACAATTGTACTTTCTATCACTAAGAGTTAAATCTTGTTTTATTGAACCACAATTAGAACAAGTTTTACTACTAGGGTAAAATCTATCTACAAACACTAATTCTCTGTTGTTCCATTTGCACTTATACTCTAAGATTCTCCTAAATTCATTTAGACTTAGTTCTTGAATAGAACGTGCTAATTTATGGTTCTTCATCATACCTTTCACATTTAGGTCTTCTAAACAGATAACTTGGTTCTCGTTTATCAATTTATTAACCTCCTTATGTAAAAAGTCATTCTTTTGGTTACTTATTTTCTCATGTAACTTAGCAAGTCTAAGTCTTGTTTTATTAAACCTATTACTTCCTTTTGTTTTCTTAGACAGGTTGCGTTGCAACTTGCTTAGTTTCTTTTGGTTAGTCCTAATATACTTATTGTTCTTAGTTACTTCTCCATCAGAAGTTATAATCAAATCCTTTATCCCTAAATCAATACCTATTGTGTTTTGGTTATTAGGTAACACTTTGTGCTCTCTTTCAACTAATATACTAAGAAAATATTTATTTGTCTTAGTTTTACTAATTGTTACAGATTTATATATTAAATCTTCTTTATTCAAATAGTTCATATCCCGTTTAGAACACTTAAATATAATATTTGCTAATTGTATATTAAGTTTTACCTTATTGCTACTGATGAACTTTTTACCCAATTGATTATTAAACCTTATGCTTTGTTTACCATGACGATTCTTGAACTTAGGAAATCCTTTACCCTTAAAAAAATGTTTATATGCTTGGTCTAAATCTTTTAAACTTTGTTGTAATGGTACACTATGTACTTCTTTGAGGAAACTAGTATCTTCTTGTTTCTTTAGGTTAGTAATGTATTGACTTAATTGATTATAGGAAATATTGGTTTTGTCTTGCTCATAAGCTGTCTTTTTGTAATCTAGTGCTTTGTTATAAACAAACCTACTACATCCAAATAGTTTACTTAGGTACTCTTGTTGAGTATTATTAGGATAAATACGTACCTTAATTGCTTTGAGCATTAAATACTATAATTAAATTTTAGTTTAAAGGAACTTAGGACTACGAATCCGATAATAGTTCCTTTTTCTTTATTTAATCAAGAAAATATTATTGATTAATTTGTACTTGAATAATAGAGAAATTCAGCTACACCACTAAAGATGATGTAGTTTTCTTTCTCAAAAAATCTTTGATTTTTAACTATAATAAGAAAAAGGTTTCATTAAGTATTTAACCCAACGAAACCTTTTTTATAATATAATTAAATTATTAATCTTTATAAATAGATTTTCGTATTCTAGAATGATTTTTAAGCATGTTATCACCCTTGGAATTTAGACAATCTACATAATCATATAATCTTAATTTATCCTTGTCTTTGTGATTTCTTAATCCTCTACCGATAGATTGTCTAACAATAACATCTGATTTAAAAGATTCAGTAAAATGTATGTTGTGTATGTTAGTTATATCCAGACCTGTTCCTAGAGTACCATAACTAGCAACTAATACTTTGTTTTTTCCAGATTTCATTAATGTTTTTATATCAGACCTGACATCTGTTTTTATTTCACCATATATAAAATGTATTTCTTTATCTGTATTTTCTTCTAAATAATTTTTTAATAATTTACCATGTGATTTTCTGTGAAAAAGAACTAATTGATTTTTTTCTATTTTAGATACTATTTTACTTATTGTTTCTTTTCTGGGTTCATATTGTATGACAAAATCTTGTTCTATTTTAAGAAGTTTACCTTTATCTTGACCTTTCATAGTGGTTTTGATATCATCGAATCGTTTTCTTATATCTTCTGGATAAATAAATTCAACAATGGCAATATCAATTTGTGCAATATCACCTTTATCTTGTAATTCTTTTGCTTTGATTTCCATCACTTTTGGTCCTAAATAAGCCTGTAGTGTCAAACTATCTAATGTACCTTGTTTTGGTATAGTACCGGTTAATCCAAATCGTCTTTCTGCATTTATACATTTACTGATACAATCCTTTATACTGGTGGCCTTGGATCTGTGTGCTTCGTCAACTATTATAGTATCGAATAATGCAAAGTAATTATTTTGAAATTTTGCTAATGATTGAAAAGTTCCTATGTGTATATTTTGTTTAGCTAAAAAATCTTTCTTTTCACCACCATGAATTTGTTTTATATTCAAAGGAAATCTATTTTCTGCTAATAGAAAACTATTATATTCGTGGAAATTTTCATATGCCTGTATTACTAGATCAATAGATGGTACTATCATCAAAAATTTATTACTAATTGACCTTTCTTGAAAAAAGACAATACAAATAAATATAATTAATGATTTTCCTGCGGCTGTTGTTAATTCACTAATTGATAATTTATTAGTTAAGATTTTATATGCGGTTTCTACTTGATAATCTCTGGGTATAAACGGTTCTCCTTTACTGTTAGTAGCACCATAGAATTTTTCATCTACCCATTCTTGAAATTCTTTTTTGGATACATCTTTATAAAAGATAGCATCTCCTAAACCAGTAATTTCTAAAGGGTATTTGTAAGTTTCAGCAATAGTTTTTAATTCTTGCCACAACCCAATAGGAACATATTTGTCTTTGTGAAAGTAAGAAATAATACCATTCCACTTTGCTTTAACTGCGGGAGGTAAAAAATTATAATGTTCTAATTTTTTAGTTAAAGATAAACTTAACTGTTTTCTTTCTAGTGTAGTTGCATCAACTAAAGTTAATATTTTATTATTATGTGATGTTTCGAATCGCATTATGTATTATAATTAGTACTATTATATTTAACGATTAGAAATTACCCGATAAATACTTTTTAACTTCTATTAAGTATTTTATCATATAAACACACTTGTCTAAAGTTTCTGTTGTTTCTTTATAATATAGGACTTGATTTTCAATTAATTTTATGATATTGATAGAATCTTCTATGTCAGCTTCAATATGATTTTTTATTTCATAATCGGTTAATTTTATATCATAATCTAACTTATAATACCTATATTTTTGTTTTTTTATTCCATGAAGGTTTTTATTCTTTTTTCTTATAGAAGCTCTCATTTCATTAGCTCTATCTACTAATCGTTGTCGTTGTGATAATAAATGGACTTGAACATCTGCAATGTGTTCAATTTTGTTCATTTTATCTGTAATATTATTTTTTATATATTCAGAAATATCTTGTCTTTCTTTAGCAAATGCTTGATCTAGTTTATCAGAAGTGTTTAATTCTTTTTCTTCACTCATTAGAATAATTGTTTACCTTTTTTTGGTATAGGTTTTTTAATACTTTTTGATTTTTTTGTAGACTCTTTATTTTTTTCAGATTCGATTACTATATCGTTTTCTTTAGGTGGAATGATTATAGTTTTTTCAAAATCTAATAATAGTTTGTTTCCTTTTTTTTCTACTTTTTTCTTAATGGGTTTTGTAAATTCTAAATCAAACATGATATATATCGTATTTATTTTTACTGAAACATTCTTTAATTAATTTCATAGTATCTTTATATTCTCTATTTTGATATACATATACTACTAATTCATTTAAGTCCTTTATCCTCTTATTTTTAAATGTTGAAATATTAAAAAACCTTTTCCAAAGAAAACATTTATTTTTATTCTTTATTTTGTCTATTGTACTATTTTTACCGGTACTATCATTATCAAACCAATATCTAATATTATCTAAACCATCAAAAAAGTTTTTTAATTTACTAGCACCCGCGGTTGCTACTGAATTAGGAACAAAAAAAGAATCGAAAGGTCCTTCGAAAACCGTTACTTCTTTTTCGATGTCTATGTTGAAAATGTTAAAAATTATAGAAAGTGTTGATAATTTTTCTAAAAATATTTTATCATTTGGGTATTCAATTTTTTTATTCATTTCTTCTATTAAAGTAGTAAAAGTTTTAGTACTATATTTAGTACCAAAATCTAAGTTTTTTATTTGTAATCCAACTACTTTATCATTTTCATCTATTTTATTAAGTACCCAAACTTCTTTGTTTCCATAGTTATTTTTTCTAAAACGAATCCTATCATCAAACCTATGTAATAATCTACCTTGTAAAAAATCAGCACCCCATTTACATTGATCTTTCGTAAACAACCCATAGTGTTTTTCAAGTTCGTTTATAGTAACTGAGTTGTTATATAAAAATTCAAAATATTCACTAGAATCTACTAATTTAGTTGGTTTCCTAAGTCTTTTTGATTTTTCTATTACTTTACTAATTTCTGATATTTGCTCTAAATTCTTTAGTTGTTTACCAAAATACTTAAAGAATTTAAAAATAGACCAATATTTAGCTTCACAATCACCATTCCAACAATAATATTTGAAAGTGTCTAAATACAGAATACCTCTTTTTTTAGATGAATTTGTCAAAGAGTCACCACAACAAGGACAAGCCATTTCTAATTGTTCAGTTTTATCTTTAACTAATCTTCTTTTTTCTATATCAGTATGTGCATGATATAAAATATCTTCGACTATTTTTTCAATATCTTTTCTTAAATCCACCATAAATATTTGATTATAAAAAAAGGGGATAATTAAAAATTATCCCCTTATAAAAAATTATAAAATTTAAACGTCTAAACCTTCTAGAATGTCATCAAAAACATCATCATCATTTGATGAAGTTTCTTTGTTTTCTGTTACACTTTGTTTAGTTTCTGTTAATTCACTTAAAATATCTGGTGTGTCATCTTCATCTTCTATACCATCTATTTGAATCTCAGTATCAACTTTAACGGGTGTAATACCACCAAATTTCTTACCTGTTTTTTCCGAAATAATAGATAACAACAATTTCATTCTTGTGTCGTCCATTTTTTTGTATTTATATGATTCCAGTAAATCGTTACCCTCTTTAAGGAATTCAACAAATTCATCTTTTTTGTCAACAGTTAATTCGACACCATTAAATTTAACAGGACCACTATCTGATAAAGATACAGTACCATTATAATTCCAATTCTTACCAAGAACATCAATTGACAATCTTAACGATTTTCCTTTGAATGGGTCAAATATATTACAAGGTTTGATTCCAATTTTCTTATCTTCATCAGATACATTAATAGCACCTTGAATGATTTTATGCACTTGGATAGGTGCTTTATAAACCATAAGTTTACCTTCGTTTTCTGGGTTGACTGCATCAGATTCTACTAATACAAGATAGAAATAAGAACTCTTTGGTTTTATTTCCTTTGCTAGTTGTTCTGCTCTCGCGTCTGTTTTACCCTCTCTTTTTAAATCAAAGAAAGTGTTCATTGCTAAACATTCTTCTTGGATAGAATAAGCAGAATCAAAGAAATTGTTTCCCGTATCGTTTCCATCTGTCTTATCAAAATAAAAGGTTGTTTTTGGTATAAAAGACTTTTTAGGATTTTCTAACCAATAAACCGGTCTTACTAGTGCTCTATAAATTTTGTCTTTTGAATCGTTAGGGTTCGGTTTGAACTCATTGTTTGTAAATGATTTTTTTTCGTCTTTGTCTAAATCATCTACTGATAAATTAAATATGTCTACCATAATTTTTACTTTTTTTACTTTTTGTTAATTATTAATTATTAATTTTACTTTCATTACTTTGTAGCTACTCTGGTAATTACTTATATATTTAATCTAAAAAATAGAAAAAATGTTTTATTCTATATGGTATTTTTATTAAATTTATTATTTGTAATGATTATAAATAACACCCCTGTTGAAAAATAATTAAAATAAATAAAATATTTTTTTGATATGTGCATGTAATAATTGTATTAGTTCTCTGGGGAGAATATATACTCTTAGTACTCTTAGGGAATTTGTTTTTAGTAGAAAGAATAAAGACTATTAGCCAAGATATTAGAAAGAATAAAGAGTAAAAGAATAATAGTTTAGTAGAAAGAATAAAGACTATTAGCCAAGATAACAGAAAGAATAAAGACAAATAAATCAGACATATATATAAAGATTCATAGTAAAAATATCATTTAATTAGTATACAATTATAAAGATATGACTTATAACAATTTTAATTATTCTGAAAAACACAATACCTTTAGGTGTTTAGTAAATGTCTACAATTATTTAAGGGAAGATTTAGATGTAATTTTTAGAGGTGACTATAAAATAATAGTTACTGATTATAACAAAGAAAAAGATATTATAAATATTCCAGATAGAGTTTCAGTAAAGGAAGTGCAATGTCACTTTGTTGACAATAATGAAACTATTTTAATGATAGAATTAATATTAAAAGATTTGAATATAGAAGTTAAGTGGTAACAATATGATACAAGAATTTAGAAATGATGCACCAATAAACAAAAGAATTATCATTGTTGGTAAAGGTGGTTCTGGAAAAGACTATCTTAAAGATATTTTTGTTAAAAGGGGGTTTAATTCTAGTGTATCATTTACAACTAGACCACCTAGAACAGGTGAAATATGTGGAAAAGAATATTATTTTTGTTCCGATGAACAATTTCAAGAAATGATTGATAATAATAAATTTTTCGAATATAAACAATTTAATGGGTGGTTTTATGGTACAAGTAAATTAGAGTTTAATACAGCAGATGTATTTATAATGACACCACCATCTATTGATGATCTATCAAAGGAAGATAGAAAATCGAGTATGATTATTTATCTAGATATAGAAGAATCAATTAGAAAAAAAAGACTAAGTAATAGAAACGATTCAGATTCAGTAAAACGAAGGTTATTAGCCGATAATAAAATGTTTCAAAATTTTACTAACTATGATTTAAGATTATCTGACCCAAATTTTTAAAAAAAACTAATTACCTATGGTGGGTAAATGATTTACATCGGGTCTTGCTGAATTAGATTCTATTGTTGTGTTTATCTGTCTTGTTTTTTCAAGTAAAACTTTAATATCACCTTTTAAATCACCTTGTTCCTTTATTAATCTTTTGACATCATCTCTAACAATATGTAACGATTCGTCTAATTCTTCTTCAACATCGTTTTTTGCATCATTCATTTTGTTCTTAGTATCTTCTTGTACTAATTCAATTTCAGCTCTTAAATTGAAATAACCAATGGTTGCAACTGTTGATAATCCTCCATATAATATTCCTATAATTAATAATAGGGTTTTCACATTAAGTTTAATAACAGAACTTAAACCTACTTTATTTTGACCTATTTGTATTTCTTCATCTTTTATATCTTCTGACATTAATATACACTTATATTTTGCCACTTAAAATCTAAAATGGCGTTTTTATCTGTAGGGTGCCAAAAAATACATATATTTTCTTGTTCCCTAAAAAGTACGTATGGTTCAAAATAAACCTTTTGATTATTTATAAAAAAAGATACGTTATTTAATTTAGTGTATGCCCACGTTCCATCAGAATAAGTCGAATTTGATTGCACTATTAAGTAGTAATAGTAATAATAATATCCATCTTGGGGGTTGTAAACTTTATTTACAGTTCTTGTTATAGCATAATAAAAATCTATACATTCAACTTGTTTTTGTTCACAACTATTATTGTATACTATTGTCCAATCTTGATATACAACAAACTCAGTAATTTCTTCTTTTACAATAGGTGTGAAAGAAGAAAACAAAAGTGCTAATATGAATAAGTATTTTTTCATTGTTTTTTAAATTCTGGATCTATACCATATTTAATATATAATTTTTCTAGTGATTTTGTAAAATTTCCTCTTTTTTCTTTATATTCTGGAATTTTTTGTTTTCCATCTACTACTTTAACTAATTTATTATAACATCTTTTTGTTAATATTGGTTTCAAAGGGGCTTCGGACGGGTGTATATATACAATTTCATCTGTATGAAACCTATTACATTCTAAATAATTTGCCAAACGTCTTAATAGTGTTGGTAAATCTATATATTGTTCTAAACCAAATCTTTTATATATAGACATGACTTTACCTTCAAATTGATTAGCTGAATTGTGCAAAACGTTTCTACAATAACCCTTACCGGACACCAAATCAGGTTCTAATTTTTTAAGCTGGTGGTAGTGATCTAAAACAAAGGAATCCACATCAAACTTTTCATTTAATAATGGACAAATAAAATCTAGTTCTTTTACCCATTTAATTTTTAAATCTTTTATTTCTTTTGATTTTAGTTGTATGGATTTTTTCATATTGGGTTTAAAGGAAAATCTTAATTATTATAATAGATTTTTAGTTAGTTCTTGTACCAAAGCGGCACTAACAACTCTAGATGTTAATAAATTATACAAAGGGCCTTTTTCAATCCCTAGTACCTTTGCTATTAATTTACCGACTTTTGGGCCTAATGCGAATCCAGCTGCGCCCCCTATAACCCTACCTATTACACCTTCGTTTATAGATTTTGGATTAGTTAATATAGTACGCATAAATTCTACTTGTAATGATTCTAATAGATCCATATTAGAATCTAAAATTTTATCAATTTTTGTCTTTAGTGACTTAGTATCAGTATCTAATATATTTGTTAATTTATTCAACGTGTCTGGATTAACTAAACCATTATAACTAACTTCTATGTTTATCAGTTCTTTGTATAATTCAGATTGTTTTGATTTAGACCTCTTAGAAAGTTCTTTAGATAGCACAGAAACTAAACTAGCAGTATCCCCCAAATCTGATATTGCAATATAGATTTCACCTTCTTGTAAAATCCTATTTTCTTTGATTTTTTCAAATTTTTTCATTGCAATTGTTTTTATCGGTTCTTGTGTGTTAACAGAAACGGCTGTACCACCTAACACATCACCACTTCCCAAATCACCATCTAAATCGGGTAAAGAAATCTCTCCCATACCATTGATAGAATCTAAATTTGTAATTTCAATACTTTCGTTCATAATAGAAATTATAACATCGAGGTTGGTAGAAATTATTTCGATATTTGGTTTGTTTAAATCTGAAAATAGTTTGTTGGCACTATTTATTTTTTGTCTATCTTTTTTATTGAAAAAACCAGATTCGTTACCTAATTTTAATGCATTACTATAGTACATTTTTGCAATAGTACCACCACTAGTTACCATAGTCTTGTGTCTTTCATCTTTCTTATCTGTTATAGTTTTTTTTAAATCTATAAGTGCTTCTATATATTGTTCTTTAGAAACTTTATTTTCATTAAGATATTCTTGATTTTCATTAAGACTGTTGTTGTGTATATCTTTGAATTTGTTCATTTTAGATGTGTGTTTTTTGTATTTAATTAATCTAATTTACCACTAAAGTTAGAAGGATTATATTTAAACACATTTGGGTTTCCTGTATTTGCAAAAACCGTTTCTGTTTTACTATATTGTAATCCAATAGTAAAGGTTTCAAAAGTTTGAATATTTTCTGAATAACTCAATTCGAAATCACTAATACTAGTAAAAATACAATCTTTATATACTCTAGTAAACATAACATTACCATCGTTGTCCAACATTCTCAAACTTATATCACCAATAAAGGGATTTGGGTTCTTAAAATCGTAATGAAAAAAGAATGTATCTAATAAAATCCAATAATTTATGTATCCATTTAATAGTTTAAATGTTAATGACAATGATTTAACAGTGTTTTCTTGTGCATTAATAGTACTTCTCCAATTAGTTGTTATTTCATTCTTATTAAGGGTGTCCACGTGTCCTTGGTTGACACCATCATATTCATATGATGGAACTGTCACCCCTTGCATAGAACTCTCTACTAAGACCCTTGGACTATCAAGTTGGTGTGGCATCGACTTCACATAGGGTCGATAAAAATTTTCTATTTGTTCTGGTATAAACAACTTAGTAAATTCAACGTAAAAGAGGTCCTTCCGTGATAATAAATTTGGCATAATACTTTTTGTTATGTATAATTAAGAAAGGTATACCTTTCTTTAAAAGAATTCAACTTATGATATTTAATCATGTAAAACCAAACGAGGTGGAATAGAACCACCTAACAAAATAATTATCTAGTTGTTAGTCCCACTAGTTGGACCAAAAGGATTAAATGTACTAGTTTTTACATTTATTGAATTTCTATTTATTGATTTATCATTAGCAGTTAACCCGAGGTTTCTAGAACCCGTCAAACCAATATTCCTAGATGCCGTTGGTCCAAGATTTCTAATTCTTTCTATATTTCTTCTCAATAAATTATTTTGTCTATCTAATCTAGTAATATCATCTGTTAAATCGTTAATTATCTGTCTTTGTTGTCCAATCAATATTTCAGTTTCGTCTTCTGTTATTTTTGCATAATCTCTATATTTCCCAGTATATAAGGGTGTTTCTGGACTATTATCCCCAACTTTACTAGTTATGAAAAATACATCGTTCCCTGAATTTATTATTTGGTTGTATATATTAGATTTGATTCTGAATAAAATCTGTCCTTTAGATTCATCAACGTTTTGGTTTTTTGAACTTTCTATTTTTATAATTTCACCATCTTTGTTAGTGAAATTTAAAAATATTTCACCTATTTTATTTAAATCTATACTCCTAAAAGAATCATTGTCTTTTTGCTCATAAATTCCAAATTGTATAAAGGTATCAAAAGGTGATATATAAATAGTTGCCGTACCTTGACCTTTGATATTTACAACAGAATTTGGATTTACTTTAGGTACAATATTACCGTTTCTGTCTATACTAACTTCGGTAGTACCCGAATATATATCACTTATTTGTTTAAATGATGTTATATTTTTACTATATAAACTAGAATTTTCTATTGCATTATTACTAGATGTGTTATTTGTATTGGTTATGTTATTTATTACCTTTTTATTATACACTTCGAAAATTTGAATATTATCCCTTGTGTTTAATTTTAATAATTCTTTTCCATATTTTTGAGGTTGAAAACTAACATAATTTCCAGTTTTTTGAATAGTAGAATTAGTATTAGTATTAAATATTTGTAATGTATAACTTATTCGATAAGAAAGCGCACTACCCCCAAATTTTAAAACTGGTCTAAATGTATTTTCTTCCCCAAAATCACTATCTTGAATAAATTCTTGGTCACCTGTTCGTATAAATTGAGCAATATCACCATAGTTTTCGATATCAAACGAATCTATGACATCAACTTTTATTGCACCCGGTAAACTTGGATTATATACAACAAAATTACCTTTGTTAACATTTTGAGCAATATCAGCATTAAATCCGGTTTCTGTGGCAACCCAATAATCACCATCCGTAAAATTTGATAAAAAAACATTATCACTTAAATCTGGTATATTTGTTAATGGGTTATATCTACCAACTACTTGATATTGACCTGTTGTGTTGGGTAATTGTTCAGTAATAGTTAATTTGTGAATAGCTATATAGTTACCAGTACCATTATTGTTTAATCTTTGCATATAATCACCAAAGATTTCACCATTGTACGTACCATAGAATTCAATAAAATCACCATCAGTACTTTCATTTATATAAACCCCTACATCGGAAAAATCATCTTGTGCCGATATTGAAGTAGATTCTGCGGTTATCCTACTAGTAAATAATTGATTGTCTAGTTTAGTAACATCATTAAATCTACCTGCTGATATTTCTATTAATGTGTTCTTATAAAACCCATTACCATTAGTTATTTTATATGATAATATGTCATCGTTACCACCTTGTACATAATCAATATTATAACTATTTACCAAGAATTTCAAAGAAGGTATTTTATATTCTATATATGATGAATATTGACGTCCACTATATAAAAATGGATTAGGATTCATTATTTCGAAACTATCTTCGACTCTATAAATAGCACTTAATAAACTAATGTTTTTACCCGTTTTGTCTTTTATATTAACATCTAAATTTATACCAGAAAAATAATCATTAAAACTAAAACCTTGTATGAAATGTAATCTTATAGTATCGTATATAACACCTTCTGGGTTATCAAAAACTAATGGTAAATTACTAGTATTAGTTAATTTATCATCATAATCATTATAAACTTGTCCTAATTTATTAGGTGTTAATAGTGCATATTGTTTAGATGTTTCGTCTATTTGTGCAACTGATCTATTTCTAGTGTTATTTGTTATGTTATCTAATCCATCGACGTTCATCAATAATGAACGGTTATTATGCCCATTTTGCATAAGAAAAAAGGGTGCGGTGGTTGTATTTATGATTTCTGGACTAGTAGAATCATGATATATGTATTCAATTAAGAAGTCCGAAGAATCGAGTGATAAGAAAACATTCATATCTAGTTTTTCAATTTTTTACTTACTATATTTACTATTGTCTAAAATTTGATAAGACTATATTGAATTCCTATTCCAATAGTAGGTGAAATAGATAAATTTTCTCCTATACCAATTCCAACATGTGGACCAACACTAAACTTTTTCTTATTGAGTTTTCTCAATTCTGGGTGTATATTTGGATCTAAAACAACTGCATCTATTTGACTAGCTTCAAAACCAGGATAATCTGTTTTTAACCAAACTTTAAGTTTTTTATCCATCATTCCTAAAACCAAAGAAGCATCCATGTTGATTATGTCTTTTGTGATTTTAACTTTACTAACGTTTAATTTTTTAAATTTAGTAGTATCGTTAAACAAATCAATTGTTAATGATCCTTCTAAGTGTCTTGAATTATTTTTACTAAACACGGTATCTTTTTTAAAATTAACAACATACGTACTATCATTCAACATTAAAATGTTAGAATTTACATATACCGTATCACTTTGTATTTTAGTTATGTATTTCACAACTAATTGTTGATTTGAATTTGGTATAGTTTTTTCCAATTCTTTAACTTCTTCATATAGTTCATTATTCAATTCTTTCAATTCTTTTTTATTTGAAATTAAAACGCCCCTTTCGTGAATTAAATTACCGTTTTTAGTATAATAAGACTTTACAGAATCATTCAAAACTTCAATATTATTTTGTTGTTTTAGATTTTGTTGTTTCAATTTACTGATTTTATCACCATTACATTTAACTAATAATAGTATAATACCAATCAATACACCTATTATGACTGTATTAGTTAACTTTATTTCTTTTCCTAGTATTTTCATATTTACGTTAAATTAGTGTCAAATTCTGTATTTTTGTTTATACTATTTCTATATAAATCTAGATTATGTTTTTGCCAACTAGTTTCAGAATATAATGTATTATTATAATCTAATGGTCCAGCTGCAAAACGATCTTGTGAATTGAAATATGTATATGGGTGCATAGTATCATCGTTTCTATTCATTGATTTAAATCCAAATTCATATGCGTTTAATTTATATGCTCCTTGAAAACCGGATGATGTCATCCTATTTGAAAAGTTGTTATAAATGTGACCGGTTGTTGTGTATTTAGATTCTTCTGAACTAACTCTAGGTGTACCTAGATATGACCACCACGACATGTCAGGTTTACTTGATACTGTTGGACTGCTACATCTTGGTACACCAGCAATATAATGAAAGTCTTTAATTATTGAATTTCTTACTGGGTTTCTAACACCTTTTAAGTTTATTGCCATATATGTACCTTTAAATGGTGGTGTTATGAATCCTTGTCCTACAGCGTTGGGTGATCCAGTTATTGTTGATCGTATCCAATTAGAGTTAGAACTATATTGACCACCTGTAGTTTCACCATACCAATAATCTAAATTATAGTCTAAAGAATCCTTTGTCCAAAAATTAATTACGTGATTATGATTTCCAGAACTTGTGTTGGCTGGATTACCAGTATAATAAACTGCATCTGGTTGACCACCATTTTCACCCAATGCATCAATCAAATTACCACCAGATTGAAACACCATTGCCCTACTTTTAATTGGGTGTATATGAGCACCATCAAATGCAGATTTCAGTTTAGGCATTTGTGAACCATCTAAATAAGGGAATCCTATAGTTTCAAAACACCCCTTCATCATCCAAGATGAATTATATTTATTGTTGGTTGTATAAAATCTGAATCCACCGTCTTTTTCTTGTCCCGTAGTTGGTGTAGCGTTTAATGTATTACCAGAAACTGCCCTAATTATAAAATCAGAATCTGGTAAAACCATTTTAGCAACTTTACCAAAATAATTAGGTAATACTATTCTAAAACCAGAATCAGCAACAGATGGTGCTAGTACACTATATCCCCATTTTGGATCGGATCTTGGTATCAAGTTTGCTCTTGATGATGCAAAGTCACCTAACTTTTCTGACGTAGGTGCGCCTGTTGTACTATTAACAGTAAAGGTATTTTGTGTTTCTGAATTGATACCAGAGAAATTGTTATTAATTGTATAAATAACAGATCCCCCTGTTGTAACTGTTCCGTTTTCTAAAATGAAACTAGAAGTTGTTTCCACATTCATACCTTTCATTTTGGAAAACGGTCCGGTTGATATAATATCTCTTTCATCCGCTAAAACAGCACCATTACAAATATAATAGTCTTTTAGTTCATTTGAACCCTTACCTATAAAAGCACCACATGACGCGGTTCCACCCGGTAACCAATCTGTTGTAGTTGCACCGATGGCTGTAAATCCTAACGGTTTACCACTAGTTACAAAGAAACTAAACTTATCTGATGCTAGTTCGGGAAACGACATTACAGCAAAGGTAGGAACAGCATTTATTAAATTTGGTTCTTCAAAAGTTATTATACCATTTTTCTTGTTTATGGCAACGTATCCATCTTGATTACCATCATTTGTTTCTTCTTGTTGTCTTAGTCTAACGGTACCATATAAATCCATTGACCCAGTAGGTAGCATTTTATGAGAAACGTCAAAGAATTTATCTTTTCTATTTGTTTTGTTTGGATCACCAGCAGTATCATAATTACCACTATTATCTTTTTCTTGTCTGAATAACCCAGGGAATAATCCCATTCTACTCATAGACCTAGAACCCGATTGATTATTGAGGGGTGCTAAAATATCATATCCCAAAAATGTTTGTAATCCATTATCGTTTGGTATTGTACCAGATAGGGAACCCGCTTGTTGTGATTCACTATTGATACTGTCTGTCGATGTATTTACACCATCAACACCCGAATAATAAACTAATGCTTGGTCATACCCAAAACCTTGATAAGAAACATTTAAATTAGATTGTGAAAACGGGAATGTTGGTTGACTATTAGGCCCTTGTATAAATTTAGCGTTTAATACGGTTTGTCCTATTCTAAAGGGAAACCGTTGTGAATTTGAATCGAAGTTTATACTGTCTGTATATGTGTTTACTACTCTACCTTTATCGGTTGAGGAACCAGTTGTTGTTGTTGATAATAGTGTTTTGTTTAATAGTACTATTTCATTTGAATCACCAAAACCATATGCATTATTAGATATGAACGATTTACTAACATTCGATCTTAAATCATTGTTAGATGTGTATATTTTTTTATTTTCGTTGTATTTGTATTCATCTCTGATTATAACACCTAGTCCATAAGATGTGATACCACTAGATAAATTCACAACAAACGAATCATTGAATTTAAATTCGGTGTAAATTTGAGATTCTAATTTAGTGGAAACATCTTGAACAGATGTATTAAGCGCCCTAGCTGATCTAGTACCTAATCTAAAATTAGATATTCCAGAAACACTATCTAGAGTAATCATACCCTTAGCACCTAATCTAAAATCAAAAAATCTATTTTGAATACTTAAATTAGCAAAGTCATTATAATCCATGTCTTTACTAGCATATTCAGAAGAATTTGCATTGTATTGTGCGGTTTCGTGTGTTTTCGTTAAACCAATGGCAATACCGTTTGTGAATGAAGAATTTGCGCTAGGGTTTTTATAATCATTTTGTGAAATGATAAACATGGGTACATTAGATTCACTAGTTGGAAACTTGTCCATTGTTAAATTACCGGTTGGTGGTGAAAAAGTTCCACCTATTGCACTTGTTGCTGAATTTCTAAATAGTGTTGCGTATCTACCCAATACTAGTGAATTATTACCCCTACCTAGTGCAACAAAATCCATCCCAGCGTTAACATATCCTACACTACCTAAATCGTAGTCGTCTTTATCATTCGGGAAATTTTTACCTAAATAATTACCTAATTGTGTATATTGTGGTGTGAATTGATTACCAAAAGTACCATTACTTTGATTTAAACCGGATAAAATAGATATAGAACCATCACCCTCGGGTCCTGCTGGTCCTGTTGGTCCTGCTATGTTTATTCCTAAACTAACCCATCCACTATCGAAATATTCAACATCACCATTTATTTCTAATCTAAAATCATTTTCCCTAAAAACACCATCTGTTGGTATGTTTATTGTTCCTGATGCACCTGTTGCACCAAACCATTGTGATCCCCTAATCCCTTCTGGACCAGCAACACCTTGTGCCCCAGACGGTCCTTGTGGTCCAATTGGACCACCAGAACTTAACAAAATCTGGTCGAAATTTTGATTAATTTTTTCAGTTAATGTTAATATGTTGTCAGAACCATAAAGTTCTTTAATAACTATGTTCATGTAATCAATTTAATTTTATAGGATATAGAATCCGAACTTAGAATATTTAATCAAATATTAAACTACTGTTATGTTCGTTATAAAACTAAGCGTCACATTCTTATCACTGGGTTTTATAAAAGTAAATTTATATTCAAATTCACTGAATCTAGTACGAGAAAATCTTATATTTTCTAATTTAGTAAATCCATTTGTTAATAATTCTTGTTCTGTCATATTAGATTCAAATAGTGGTTCATTACTTAATTTACTAGAATATTTAACATATGCATACACATTTTGTGAAAAATATCTAGGTAAAATGTTTGTAGTTATATATCTTTCAATATCATCATCTAAAGAATCTAACACGTTGTAATTAAAATTAGGGTTAACATAAGTTTCGAACAATGAAACTAACCTTGGTTTTATAGTTTCTATTATTTTTTTAGTATTATTCAACACACCGCTTATGTTATTATTCGAATTTCTAGTTAATCTAATATCTAGAACGGGTGATAACAAATCAGGATTGTATGTATATTTTTCTAATTTTATCAATTCCGGTATATTCATAATAGAAGATGCTAAAAAACTACTAATTTCTTTAGGTTCTATGTATCCGGGATAACTAGTAAAATTAAATTTACTATTATATTTTTTGTGAAAGTTGTGATCCCAACAACTTCTGAATATATAAGAATCCTGTTTATCAATAGAAATTTCACCTATTTTCCAAAACTGTGGACGTAAGGCGCTACCTTTATTCAAATCTAATATTGTTAATGGGTTTTGTTCATTTATTTTGTTTATATATAGTTGTTTATATAAGGCAAAATTAGGATATGTACTAAAAAATTGTACATTAGTAAATCTTAAAGAATTTCTTATATCACTTGTGAATTTGTTGTCATAATTGTCTCTATATAACATAACATTTTGAACTTTGGGATTATATCTACCATTAAATCTATACATGGTTGATATATATGTAGAATTTAATCCAGATGTCTTTACACCAATTGGTTTAAAATCACTGTTTTTAACACCATTGAATATTATGGGTTCTGTTGTAATATAATCAGCTTTGGTGTTTGTTGAATATAAATCAAATTCCAAAAGAAATGTATTTTTATCAACTGTTCCATTTTCGTTTATTGTAACATATTCAATATCAGGACTCCCATTATTTATTTTATCAAATATAGACGCGAAACTAATTTCTTGTATGGTTCCTTTAAACGCATTAAAACCACCAGATTCATATGTTGGTATTTTATCGAGACAATCTTCTGGTAATGGATATAGGTTTATATATGATAACCCAAATGGGTATTCGGTCGTACCTAATTTATAAAAGAATTTCCTTGCTCTTATTGTGTTTTTTGTTATAGAAGATATTTGATCTATTATTATAGAGGTGTTAGATGTTAATTCTATCACAATTTTATTATAAACCCCTTGTTCATTTGGTAATATTTGCTTATCAAAATTAGGTAACGAATTAGATATTATGTTTTGTGATCCGTTAATCACATATACACCAGATTCTATGGTGAAATTTGGAACGTTTGTCCCAAATTCATTTTCTATAAAAGGTGAAATGGCACCAGATACTTTAATATCTGCAAAATCACCGGTGTTATTATATTTGTTTTCAATAACGTACAATAAACATCTGTCTAAAAATAATTGACCTGTCGTCCCTCTAGATAAATAGTAATCATCTAAGTCTGCTTCGATAAACATTGTTATTGTTTTGAACTTTTTGTTTTCTATAACAGAAAATGCAATTGGTTCATTTGTTTTGTTTGTAAAAACCGCACTAAATTTATAATCATTAAATTCGTCACTAGAAAAAACACCAAGGTCTTGAATATTAAAATTCAAAGGGTTTTTGTTTTCTACCCTTCTTTTGAATTTAATTTTTGCACCTCTGAAAAAAGTTTCGCCAAAAGAATCTTCGTTTCCGCCACTAACTATTGTGTATTTGGTCATCATTGGAAAAGAAACACCGTCTACATTATATTGTGTGAAATATTCTGTGAACCTGTCTTGTGATATATCATACAATTCTGTTTTTTCTAAATATCTATCAAAATAAGAAAATGAATCTATTTTTTGTTCAGTTGTCAAGTAATATGGATATTCTTGTAAATAGTACCATTCATGTGTAAAGAATCTAAAATCTGGTATTTTATTTACATTAGAAGGTGAAAAGTTATCATAACTGAATGCACTGTTATTTGATAACCTGTAATTGTTTTCCCTAACGTCTGAACCACCATCGTCATAAACCCACTTATTTATAAATGGTATTATTCTACCCTTTATAGCGAGTTCTGGTAGTTCGTTTTCTAAAAGTCTATCGTATTCATTGGTTATAGATTGTATTTCACCAGTGTCTTCATTTAAACTACCACCGAGTTTCTTAAACCCACTATCTCTGAAATTTTGAATAGCGTTTTGTATAGTTAATGAAAATGATCCAATATCACCAGCTTTGTTTAAATAATTTTCTGAAAGTAATTCTAAATACCCATCACCATCTTTACCATATTCACTCCTAAATTGATCTATGTCAAATTGTTTAATAGGATACATAGACATCAAACCAACTTTATTAGTTTCAACATCAAATATTTCACAATATCCACCATTTGATATCTTTATATCATCGGAACAATTTATAGATATATAAGAATCGAAATCATCAAAATTAACAATCCTACCATTTTGAAATATAGGCTCGTCTAAATAGGCTGATATAGAATCTATTTTAGTATACCAATCTATGGTTTTTAAAAATAAATTTGTTGAAAAATAACTTTCAAATTCTTTTGGAATTCTTATTCTATTTTGTGGTATATCATTACCACCTTTAAATTTTTGTTGAATTATTAAAAAAGACGGGTCTTCATACATAGATGTCGCACCAGAAACTATTGCACTATAATCTATGAAATTAGGTTGTCCTAATGTATTTCTTCGAATGTTAAAATTTGTTATAGATTCAAAATTTTCATATGGTACACTTACAACATTAGAAAAATTAACATCATCACTGAACATTAAATATTCATAGTTGTTCCAATATTGATTAGTACCCCTTGTGAATACAATGACCCTATCGAATTTTGATATAGAAAAGATGTTAAAATCTTCGTCTTGGTTAGCGTAGTTATTTATGGCTGTGGTTATTGCATTTGCAATTTCTTCTGGGTTACCCGCTAATGAAAATTTATTATTAATAAATGAACCAGCTGTTAATGATACATCACCTATAAAAACTTGGTTTATATTGAATTCACTTGAATTTTCATTTACATTTCTTATCCTCAATTCAAAAGAATTAGTTGTACCTTCTATTTTGAATTCAAAATATGACCTACCTTCTTGATTAGATTTCGATGCCGGTATAATACCTAAAGATTCTTTTGTGAATCCCTTTAGGTCTCTAGTGTTTACAAATGTATTTTTTAAAACAAGTTCGTTTGAATTCCAATCAACATCATTTTTGATATCATAAAAGGTATCATCAGTTGAATATACGTAAGGTAAAAAATTACTATTTTTAATATCTGAACTTAGTAATTCATATTGATTATCATAGTCAACAAATAATTTAACACCACTTTCGTTTTCTAATGCTATGTTATTATCACTAAGTATGTTTACATCATATACGGATTCTATATTTTTATTTTGTGGTAAATTGTTATATTTTTTAGTATAAAACGCTGCACTATCTAATTTAAAATTAGTGATGTCGTTTCTGTTAAAATATAATCCAAAATATCTATTTATTTCAAAGTCTTCATTCGATTCATCATCAAATAAAAATTCTAAGTTTATTATATTTGGATGTATAACACCATTGATTGAAAATTGATTAGTTATTAAATTATCAAATTCTGTTATTGTTCTATCGACCGGAAACGCTTCACTGAACATATTGAACGATTCGTTGGTGAAACCACTTTTCCTTAATGATATTCCGTTGACCGTACTTTGTTTATTGATATTCCAATCAATAGTTAAAGAACTTTCTGGCATTCTTTCATCATTTATGTGATTTCTTAAAAAAGTGCCAATAGTTGAATCTGGTCCCATATCGAAAACCTTATGTAACTTTGCATTTTTCAAAATAGTTTCGAAGAAATAATTACTATTTTCTTCATTCTCAAAATAGTTTGTATTGTATATTTCCTTTTCTGTATTTTCATCAAACGGCGTTTGTTGATTTTTAGTGTTTACCGAAACTGGATTAGGTATTTTAAATATGGCAAAATATTCAGGCACATCGTTAGGTTCTAACCAAATTGGTGCCAAATATGAAATTTGTTCATCATATAACTTAGAAATCTTGGGAGTGGCCCCTTGTTGATAATTAGTATAATATTGCTTTGCAAAACTGTTTTTTATCGAAAAGAAATCTTCATTATCTTTTATACCATATAAAATTGATTCTGGAATACTACCACTGTTGAATAAATTATATATGGCTGTTGACCAATCGTTTTCTAAATCTAGTTTTACTTTTTTATATTTATTTCTAGTAAGTTCTGGACTAGCATCTATTGTTTCTATATAGATGTCCCCATTACTATCAACAACCAATTTTAAATTTCCCGTTAATTTGGGGTTTGTCTTTAGTAAAGAAAAAGATGTTTTGTTTGTGAAAACCTTAGCCATTAACAGATTTAATTTTTAATATTTAATCAAATAATAAGACTAACTAAATAGTAGTCTTATTATTAAGAATTAATATTATATAACATTTATGTTATAGTGGGTGTTATTTGATTAACGTTTCCTGTTGTTTGGTTAATAGTGTTTTGGAATGTCACAGTTGGAACATCAGATGTACCTATAGAGTTTGATTTATATCTAGAAATAACTTCTATGTCGAAACCAAATTTCTTTTCATCGTAGTATATATCTAATCCCATAATCTTTCTGAATTCTACTTGTGTAACTCCTTCCTCACCTGCTATTCGACCAATACCATCTGTACCTGGTCCAAAATAATCAGTCAAACGGTATTGATATACAACTTGAAAAACAATTGCATTGGCCGTCCCAAACGTTAATTCTTTTGTACTTGTTGTGTCGTTACCATCAACACGTACATCTGCATATTTTATGGGTGATAAGTACAAATAACACCCAACTGAAGCTGGTCCTAATAAATATTTATCATTTTCTCTAAAAGATGTTTTATTACTCCTATTGACACCACTTAGTGTACCGGTTAAGAAAGTACTTTGTTGATAATAATTGGTTATTGGGTACTTTATTCCACTATATGCACTTATTGTTGTGTTATCATCTAACCATTCATCATTTGTATTAACAGCACTTTCGAATAAATCTGGGTGTTCACAATGAACATATACTTCTGTTGAATCAAATGCAAAAGGTTTTACACCAACGACTGTTGATATATCCGGTTGTGTACCATTCCAAACAAAAAAGTCATTATCTGATTTATAATTAGCAGTTGCACCCGATACAGATCCACTGAACCTAAATTGATTATCTGATAAATTTGGTGATAATTGCGCATACGTGGTTTTAGTAGTTGTTATATCTGTACTTCTGACATAAACAAATTGACCTTTTACTTGTGATGATTGATAAGGTAATGAAAATGCTGTTAATGCGGCATTGTCAATATCTTCTTGTGATGGATTACTTAACCCAAATGCTGGTAAATCATATCCCCCTTCCGAATCTACCTTTTCGAATTTACTACCCGATAAAACACCACCTATACCAGAAAATAATTGGATGGGTGTTGCCGCGTCATTTTCTATTCTAACAAAATAATTCTTTGTGAGGATGGTACCTTTTGGTTTATCTAAAGAAGAAACTTCGTCTTTATAATTACCGGCAAATACCGATACTGTCGAATTTTGTTGAACTATTTTTTGATTACCATTTTCATCTTCTAGTTTTACTAGTAAAACACCTACAGTTTTACTTATTTCAGCTTCTAAAGATGCAATCTTATCTTCTAATGATTTTAAATAATCAAATAAACTAATAACGTTTCTTTCATCTGATAAAAACCCAGAAGCAATACTGAAAGATTGGTGTTTCCATAATTTATTGTTTTGTGAAAATTGGTCATCAACGTGAGTGTAAATACCCTTTGCATTTAGATCTTCATTTAAGTTAACTTTTACTCTTTCATCATTAGTTTCCTTAACAATTTCTAATATTTCTTTAGAAACACCTAAATCATCCGGAAAAGGTATGGTTATAATAGGACTCCATTCAGATTCTATTGGATTAGTTGGGTAACCAGCTTCAGAAAGAGATTTAATTCTAAATTCAACGGTTTCGTTAGCACCAATAGGAATGTCTAATTGGTTAATGTTAACTTGTTCACCATTTTCAATATCTTGATCTTTCCAAAAATATTTTCCCGTATTTGGATCGAATGCTCTTTCTCGCAATGGTGATTTCATAGCAACCCAATTAGAATAAACCCCCCTTTCACCTTCTTGGTTTTCATATTCTTCTAGGTTGTTGGCAGCACCACCTTTAGTTAGATATCTATATTCAATTTTGAATTGAATTACTTTTTGTTCGGTGCCATCTGTTGCTATTTTATTAGCGGGTAGTGGCCAAAAACCTCTAATTCTATACTTAGCATTTGCTGTAGAGGTTGTCTTATCTTGTGATTTAGAAAGAATATCAGAAATTACAGAATTGTATAATGTTTCTGTGGCTGCCCTTCTTTCAATCAAAGTGTTTATTTGATTATCATCGGAATCTCTTTCTATATCAGATTTATAGTTCTTTGTAGATATTTCTAATCTTTTTGTAGCAATTGCTTTGTCTAAATCACCTAATTCACTTTTTAGTGCATTTTTATCTTTGTTAAGTGATTTAATATCCTCGTTTGATTGTCCATCAGTAACGTGTTTGTTAATTTGAACAACTTTGAAATCTGTATTTACTAATGATGGTGCGTTTGGTGTGATGGCTTTAGACACCGGTGGTATATTTTCTTGTGTCATAGAAAACAATACCGCACCAAAATCAACTACCTTTTCTTGATAATATGTATCTAGTCTCTTAATAATATCATCAGTATCTTTAATAGTCAATTCATTAGAATAAAAACTTATTCCGGGTGAAAAATTATCAGCCGGTCTGTTTGATTCATTATCTATTGGTTTTAAAAAAACTGAAACATATTCATTAAAACCTATACCTATTCTAATTTCTGGTGTTATATCTTCATTAGGATAGAAAGATAATATGTTTGCACCTATATTAACAGAATCATAACCCTCTGCCAATAATACTGATATAGTAGTCGTTTCGAAATCAATGTTAGTTATTTTATAACGAGTGTTTTTATCGTTTTTGTTAACTAACAACGAATCTCCTATTTTTAATTGTTGTGATTCTAGGGCACTAGAATTTTTATCGTTATAATTTAAGGTATCTAGTTGAAACTTTTGTGTTTTTCTTGTAGCTGTAATACCATTTACAACAATATCTTCAGTTGATTCAAAAACTCTCAAAACAGAAAAATTACCATAATATCTTGGTTCTATTGGTGGTAAATCTAAAATATCATCATCAATAGTATAAAGGATACCATTTGTATTTATTATATCTAAAAAGTCTGCATATGACAATTCAGAATTGTTTTTTATTTGTTCGTTGAAAATATTAAGTTTAGCATCTGTGTCTAAATTCAAAATAAATTTTTGCATCTTAACCTTAGTGGTATTAGGGTTAAGTTCGGTAGGAAAATTAAGACCAACATATAAATATGGATTTAAAAACGATTCAAAAAACCAATTACTTTTCGATTCAAATTCAGTTGGTGTTTGTACAGTTAATAAATCGTTTGCACTTTTCTTTAGTGAAGATTTTATGATAGTTCTAAATGTACCATCAGGTAATTGAACACTAGCATCGTTATTGTTTACAGAAGATATTTGTTTGATATTTTCATCAAGTCTTTCTATATCTTTTTTTAGTGCCCCAAAACTGGGTATAGTAACTGTTTTGATATTATCGTTTGCAAGGTCTTCTAATGATAGTGTTACAACATCAGCATCACTGTTGACAACCTCAGATAGTTTTGTTAAAATTTCTGTGTTGTTACGCTGTAGTTTTATTAAATTTGAAACTATACTACTTAAACTGTTTTTAACATCATTCATGTGTTTTTAATTATCTTTATATATTTAATATTATCTCAAAATGTCAATTGTAAATTCATATAAATTAGCATTAGTACAAATTATTTCTATAATTGGTCTATTACTAATAAAATCAACATTACTTAATTTTGCAACTAACCATTTGTAATTACCTTGTTGCCTTACATTAGTTGCATCGGTGTAAATAAACATGTTTTTAGTATCTTTCAAAGAAAAACCATTTTCAAATACTATTCTATAAACTTGTCCGGTTTTGAACTTTTCAACAGTATCATCTAAATTAATGATAATGTCGTTATTTATATCTAATGTTTGTTCGGTCGTATTTTTAAAATAATTCTTATATAATCCAACATTTATTATGTTATTCTTTACGGGGTATTCTATTACATTTGTTGAATCTGTAATACCATTCCCTATAGAATAATTTATATTTCTAGACTCGTTGTAACAAATTGGGAAAAAGTTATATTCTTGTACTATATTACTAATAATAACCTTACCCGGAACAGATTTATCTGCTTTTATACCCGGTCCTTGAACGAATGGACTCAAATCATAAGACAACTCATTTGTTAATTCACCAGCAACTAATTTATTAATTCTATCACTGTTTTTTCTAATCAACTCTATTAACGTAGTAGGACTTTCTAATGCTATCATTGCATTTTGTACACTTTCTTCTAAATCGGATATAGAATTAACTAATTCGTCTATAGTTGCTTGATTAAAATAGAAACTATTTAGGTTATCAACTGATGCTTGTAAATTAGAAATTGTAGATTGTTGTAAAAGAAATGTTTCTGTTGCATCTTGTAATTGAACCATCGCATCTGAAAATAAATCCATCGAAAAGGATGAATATTCATTTATACTTCTTTCTACACCAACATTATCTGCACTAGTATCAAATTTTATATTTGTTTTAAGTGAATATGCATTACCATTTAATTTAGTTATTGAATTGGGTTTAAATTTTGTAAAAGATTTCAATTTTGAACCATCACTCAACGTTTCGTTAAAATCATCAATAAATAAAACCCCATAAAGGTTTCTTTTTATCAAAGACGAGTCAGATTCGTTATATATATCATAATATATTAGAATGGTATTAAATGAAAAATTTTGTGCTTCTGCCGTAGAATTCAATTCTGATAAAGATTGAACATTTGGGTCATTTGTAATCTTAGAATATTTTGAAATATCCCAATCTATGACAATGCCATCTAGGTTTGTTAATTTAACTTCAAAGGGGTTTGTCCCACTAAGTGAATTAGAAACTTCTATTGTTGTATTACCTGTTGCACCAAAAACATTTTCGGTTGCATAGAAATCGTTTATACTGTCTTGAAAATATGCTTTGATAGACATTCTAGGATCAGCTGGTTCACTTCTACCTTCTATGTCATCACCATTTGTTCCATACCATTTTAATGTTGGATTATAGTTATTATCTGATAAAATATTGAACAAAACACTAGGTGTGCTACCATGTTCTGTTGGGATGTGTAGGTAAACTTGTGTATATGCTTCACCCCCTCTATTAACGTTATTAATTAAATCAATATCACCTAGATATTTAACGACTCTATTGTATATATCACCACTGGTATTATCTACATTTTCAGTTTCCTCAACAAAAAGATTAGATACATTAGCATCATCGGGACCTGCTGCATTAAATCGAATTGCACCAACATCACCAACCCATTTCCAAAATAGTCTTTCTGTTATTGATTGATATGTAGAACTATCATATAAATTACCATCCGAATTTTGTTGATTTAATATAAGATTTTCCCAGTTAAGAACATAATTTTGAAAACTATTAGCAATGTATGTGTTTTGTTGTGAATTACCATTAATCATATCACTTAGTACTGTGGTGTCAAAATACCCACCTGTTGCACCAACCACATTCTGTCTATTTCCAATAGCCTGCCATACAATATTGTTTGAACCACTACTTGGTGTATTAACTTTAGGTAAATCTAGTGCTGCAAATTTACTAAATGTGAATCTAAAATTATCATCACTAAAAGTTTTTGCTATATCATTCGCTGCTGATGAAAACACATATAGACTTCCTCCGGAAATTCTTAGTGGCCTTATGAGACTGGTTGCTGACATATTATTCTATGTTTATTTTAAATTGATTAAATAATAGAAAGGAATATCAATGGAACACTAATTCCTCCATTCCTTTCTAAAATTAACTTGTAATATGAATTATTTAATCCAGGAAAATATTGACCTTTCTAAAGGTGGTATTTATCAAATCAACAATAAAGTTTATATAGGACTTACTAAAAACTTTAAATCCAGATTTAAACAACATTTTTCTAAACTTATTAAAAACAATCATATTAATAATTATTTACAATATTCATTTAATAAGTATAGAAAGACATGGTGTAAAAGAAGGTACATTCAAATACAATGAATTTAGAAGAAAACAATCAGAAAATTCTAAAGGTAGAGTAACAACATCATTAGAAATATTAGGTGAAGAAAGGTGGAATGAATTTTTAGAAAAGAATAAGTTGTCACAAAAGACTAGAAAAGTTGTTGTAATAGATGGTGTAACTTATGATAGTTTACGAGATGCTGAAAGAAAAACAGGTATTCTTAGAATTACTATATCTAGAAGATGTAAGAATGAAAATTTCCCTAATTACTTTTTTGATATAAAAAAAGAGGACTAAAAAATAGTCCTCTTTTTGTTTCGATTAGTTTATTATTAACCTAGTACAACCCACGAAACCCCATTCCAACCCCTAAAAGTATTATTAGTTGAGTCAAATGTAATTACATTTGGTCCTGTAGCACCAAGTCCATTTGCACCAACATCAATTAATTCTACTTCTGTCATTCTAGGTACTTGTATTGCTATGAAATTTTCGAATCCAACAACGTGTGTACTGTTTGGTCCTGTTGCACCAACCGCCACTATTGTGTCTAATATTTTTGAATTGTCACTTCCTAATTGTATTGAAGCACCATCATTTAATAATGAAATATTACCACTTTGTAAATCTATGTTACCCGATTGTATATCCAACCCACCTAATGTTAGTGTAATACTTTCTGTTGTTATTGTATTATCAGCACCAACATTAGTATTATCAATTTTACCAGTAGTTGTGTTAACTATACCTAAAAGATTATTTATAGTATCTGTATTAATTTTAAAGTTATAATTAATAGTAATTCTATCAGCAGATAATGAATTAGTTCCTTTTAATGTTTTAATTGTTATTGCCATTTTGTATATTTTTGTTTTAATTTTTAATTAGGTCACCCTAATCAATCCATTTTTAGTAACAGTTTTTATATTACCATTAGTATCTTCTAGAGTTAGTGATATGTTATATTCACCTTCTTCTGTAAAAAGATAAACCATGTATCTATTCAACCAATTGAATATTACCTCTCCTGTTTCTACTTTTGTTATCTTCCAAACAGGGTTTTTAAATCCCGGCATTTTAGATATATCATAATTGAAATATATCTGCGTGTAAGGACTCACATTTCTTTGGTAATAAAGAACATCTAAACTATTCCATGTAGCATTAGTTGTTATACACCTAGCATATTTAGTACCATACACGTTATTGTATTTAATAATATTAATTTCATTACTATCATAGAATTTATTAACAGCAAGAATCTTTTCATCTCTATAATCAGCTGTTGCTCCTTGATAAGATTTAACAATATTAAATTCCCATTCTTGAAATGGTGAATTATCATTTAAGTCGTCATTTAAGTCTGAAAGTGTTGTTATTGAATTAGGTATGTCGTAAGAAATGTTATCTATTGTTATTGTTCCTTGTCCCGTTGCGCCCGTTGATCCAGTTGCACCAGATTGTATATTTAGTGTTGAGTATATGTCGAATGCTGATGGGGAATCCCCTAATACACCAAACCCATTTAAAGGGGTATTATATTCAGACACTTCACAATTAGTACCACTAAAATAAAATCTATTTGGTGCCTCAAATGATTTAGAAACGGCCACTATTTGTTCAATAGTAGTTGCACCATATTCTATTGTTGGTCTATATTCATATAAAAAACTATATGCTATTGGGTATAATTCTTCATCTAATTCATAAACTTGATCTACAAAGTCTATATAAACATTATTAATATCACTATTTCTAGTAAACGTTATAGATTCTAATAACGTACCACCATCATCTAAAATATCGAAACCAAATGTACCAGTGTCTTGTAATTCATTTATATAAAATTTAGTAAATGTGGGACTGAGGGTATCCCAATAAAGGTGATCGGCTTCTTCCCAAGTAGTTTCATCACCTATATTTTTCCATGTATAAGAATTTATATCACCCTTACCTCTTAATATGGCATCTTGTCTTACTAGATTTTGATAGAATTCGACCCTATCCGTACTATGCCATGTTATAATAGCATCGTCTGTAATAGTATTTGGTAAAAACGGTAAATCCCATGTACTGTTCATATCATTCCAAGATATTTTATCTAAGTCATCCCACGAAACATCTTTAAAATCCATTATTTTCCAAGCTGTAAAGTTTGGTTTCTTTTGTTCAACGGTAATATAATTGATTTCTGTGTTTCTACTATACGACCCATACATATCATATAGTGTCAATTCTACAGTATATTCACCTTCGTATGGTAAATTAACCGCCCATTCTCTTAATGTTCTTGGATTTCCTTTTATTGAATTTTCCCAATATGGTGTTTTTTCGTTTGCCTTTTTGTAAATAAACCACTCTATTTCATAAAAATTAGAATTTCCTATATCATCCCAAGAAACCCCAGAAAAAGGATCGTCTGCATTATTATATGGAATAGTAGGAAAACCAGAATCTGTCGAAAAATTAAAATCGTTATAGTTGTGTTTTTCATCTAAAATGTTCCATGTTACTTGTGCATCGTTCCAAGAAATGTCAAAAGATGTGTTTTTTAATAAAATAGGATACCCAACTGGAATGTCTTCATTATTATCTAATTCTAAAACATTAAATTTTCTATCGAAAAAATATTGTAGATATGCTTCTTTATAATCTTCTATGGGTTGGTCACCATTCAAGAAGTCTTGATATGATAGTGTAGGTGGTGTTCCCGCAAATTGACCTTGTGTTACAGTTGATTCAATTACCGCATTTGTACTGAATCTTTCAACAAATAAAATTTTATTACCATCTAAGTTTATATAAAAGTTGTTAAAGGGTTCACCTAGTGATAACAACCCATCATATAAACGAGCCATGTTGCTATTATTTGTACTTTGATATTCCGCGGTAATTTCAAAACCTACACCACTAACTGCGTCGAATATCCTAAGTGTGTTATCATAAAATGAATTAGTTAGTGTGAATTCCCTTACCTTTAAATCGGTACTACCATCTAATAATAAATCTGGACCTATCCTAGTACCAACCCATTCCAATGGTCTTAAATCTTCAATAAAACCAAAATTACTAGGGTAAACATCAAAAGTTGGGTTTATGTTTATATCTATATTATCTATTCGATTAAACGTTTGCCAATAATTTAATTCTATTTTAGTGTAATATAGCGCTTCACCTATTATATCAACAATCCTACTGTTTAGTGGTAGAAAATATTTTTTTAATTTGTCTTTTAATGCATATAACTTTATTAGTATTTCATCAATTGTGAATTCAAAAACTTCTTTGGTTATAGGTAAACCATCCTCATCAAATTCCCCAGTCTCTTCTGTTATTTGATAGAACATACCAAACTTATTAGTTTTAGTATATATTTTAGACGGAAATAAATCAGAAAGTTCTTCGGTGTTGTTAGAATTCAACAATACACTTTCTATATCAACTGGTCTATATTTTCCAAAATTTTCTGAATCAACCTTTACGTTTTTCCAATATTCTTTTATGGTCAGTGATTCATATCCAAAAAACTTAATTATATTTATAAGTGCCTTGTAAGAACCAAGATATGGAAAAATATTATGAAATTCTAATAATAATTCTTTTCTTTTCTTGTTGAGGACGTTAAAATCTATTTCTTCTTCTTTTACATTAGTAGTGTCAAAAATTAAGTAATCTTTATTGTTTACATTATTACCTAGTGTTTCTAATAACAGTGGGAGTCTAGTATCTTCAGCAACGGTATCTACAAAGAAAAAAATCTCACCAATTTTTTCTTTTGAAATCAAATCCTTGAAGTAAATATTAACTTTACCAACAAAAGAATTTTCTTCACTAGATGAAAACCCTATATTTGCCGTAAAATAATCTTGTCTTAAATTGTTTATGTCATAAGAATTTGGTATATTTGTATAGGTAGCACCAGACACGGTGGTATTGCTAAATGAGGCATCATACGTCGCTTCTACAGCAACTTCTGTTTTTTTATCTATATAGTATGTCTTATCGTCTAAAGTGATGTCAAACGCAAAAAATTCATCTTGTGCAGTGGGGTCAATTTCGAAAACAATTTCAGCTTCATCTGAATCTACATTTGTTGGTTTAACAAACATAAATTTATTATATTTTTCACTATAAACTTTTTCTAAAACAACAATTTGTTCAGACTCTATTAAATCTACCGATATAGGTTGTTCCGATAAAACATAATTACCCCTATATAACCCACTATTAGAATCATAGAATAAATTAAGATTGTTTCCTTTTTTGTTAAAAAAACGTAAGTTTTCTTTTTTTAATGACATCTATTAATATTTGTTTGGTATATCTTCTGTGTAATTATATAGGTTTTCTAATAATTTAATAGAATAATAATTATTCATTTTTAACATTTCTAACCTTTTAAGAAAACCTTGCATTAATTCATTAGGTGTACCAGTCAAATAAGGTGACATAGTTTTTTCGAAAACATCTAATTTTTTTTGTTCAATTGGCTCAAACGCTTGTCTTATTTGTGATTTTCTTAGTGTCATTGTTTAACTTAATTTTCTAGGTATAGATTCTCTAATTACAATATTTAGTGCTGATAAATTATCATTATTTATACCGTTAATATATTGTACACCATTTCTATCAATAAAACCACCCCTTACTAACGGCAATTCTCGGTTCCCTATTACTATATCACCAAATTCATCTAACCCCAAGTTTGGATTTTCACCGGGTCTTAAAACTATTTTTTCGTTAGTTTCTATAGAATTACTGTCGTTTAGATTGGGTATGTCGATATTTTCTCTAATTTTATTTAAAAGTGCGCTCGTTCTGTTATTGTTATTATAATCTATATTTTTGAAATAAAAACCATTTAACATAGCCTCTTCATTTACCCCAGATATAAAATCCACATATACAGAATCAATACCATCTATTTCTTCTATTAATTTGATAATGTCTGATCTAGGAATTTTGTCTCGTCTGTTTATGTTTAAGAAATATTCACCCACCTTATCAGTAATTTCAGCTTTGATTACATTTTCACTAATTATATCATCGAATACCCTTATAAAAACATTCAAGGCATATCTAGTAATTATGGGATCAATGATACTTAATTCAGTGGATATTAATTGTTGTCCACTTTTATTAATTACATCATAAACAGCATCTTTGTCCTCTTCTGTTAAAAAGAAATTATTTGTATTTGTACTGAAATAATCTGAATTACTTTGAACTTTTCTTGAAATATCTGGCAATAAAAATAAATAAACTACGTTATCATCATCTAAATATTGGTCACCAAAAGTATTGAATGCGTCTATATAACTAAATTGATTGAATTTAGACAAGAAATATATATAATTAGTAGGATTTGCAAGTACTAAACCCCTACTATTTTTATTCATTAAAAACCTTGTCAATTCTTTGTTTTCTGCATCTGCTCCCATAGTTATTTTTTTAGAAACACTGATATCAAAAACCTCATTCAAGTCTAAGTCACCACCAAAACCGTCTGATATGGAATCAACAAATTCTAATATTATGTTAGAAGATGCTTCGCCAATATTACCATTAGCACCACTAGATGCAATCCATTCTACTTGTATTGTTTCCCCGGTATCTGGAATATATCCATAATCTTCATTACCAAAGTAAATATCAACACCACCATTTATACCTGTTTTTATAATAACACCCCTTTCGTTTTTTTTCATGTCATAAAGGGATTCAAAATTTTTAAATTCTTGTCCATTAACAAAAACAGTTACATAATTGTTTTCTATTTGTGCAAATCGAGTAGGTATGTTGAAAGATTGTAGATTTGAATTGTCACCAATAAAATTAGATGTGTTTAATTCACCTTCTATAACTTGAAAATAAAACAATTCTGAACTAGATTTTGGTATAAAAACAGAATCAGAATCTAATAATATTAGATAATTTCTTTGATTGTTTTTACATAAAATTTTTGTATATTTTTGTATTTGTATGTTTGAAACCGCAATTTCGTTAGCTGCACCCGGTTTTATCTTTAACGAAATTTCTCCCTTTGCGCTAATTGGTCTACTTGGATTGTGACCGGTTAATCTGGCCAGTCCTAAAATAGAATTTTCTTTGTATGCCGTTAATATATTTCTTTCGTTTACAACATCTTCTAGGTAAAAATATTGTAATTTATTCAATTCATCTAATACATCAATAATTTGTCCATACGGACTTGAAGGGGAAAAGTTTAATCCTCTTTTGTCATATTCTTTTACTAAATAAGTTTCAATTTGTTGTTTTAGTTGGTCATCAAACAACCTACTTTTATCTATAATCTTATTAACTTGATTTTTTGTTCTATTTGACATGTGGGAATACTTGTTTGTATATTTAATAGTGAACTAATTATCGACAATTAGTTTATTACTAATCGCACTAAATTGTCATCTTCTACTAAAATATCAATAATGGCAGAATCACTTGCACCATTTTTAAAAAATTCAACACTAATTTGATATTTAAATTCCCCAGATAACGCACAATTTCTTGTTATTTGTTGATTTATTGCTTGTTTTAATTCACTTTGTCCAACGTTAAATTCGTGCAAATAAGACTGTAACCCAACACCATAATCGGTTCTCCCCAATACTGTTGTTGGTGGTGTGCCTAAAACCATTTCGATTTCTTGAAGGAATAATTCCAACATATCATTAACTTCAATATTGTTTTCACTAAAATTGGTTTTGTTCGGTCTTCTTATGTAGATATCAGTTCCAGCCATAATCTATTTAATATCGAATTTGATTATAACTAATCAAAGTCCATTCGTATGGAGGAAAAACGAGCTTCCACCACCAATGTTTTTAACCTCTTCCTTAATTTCGTCCATTTGTGTTTTACCTTGATCGTAAAACCTATCATAATTAATAGAAGCATTTCCAGGAAGTGTCATTTGAAATGTTCCTAGTATATTAGCCAATTGCATTTTTGCATACCCAACACAATAATAGAAAAATAAATCTAAGTCGTATAAAGATTCATATGGTATTCTAATATCACAGTCTAATAAGAAATCTGGATCGTGTTCTAATGAACCCTTTAGAAACAACTTATTAGTTTGTCTACTGTATGAGTATGATATGGGATAGTTTAGTATATGATATGTTAAATCACCCCAACTAGAAGCAATAACATATCCCAAGATCGCATCGGATTGTGTAGTATCTTCAACACCACCAAATCCACTATTTATACCCCAATTAGAATAAACATATTTATCAAATGAAAAATCTGGGTATCCATTCATTTGTCTTTTAGAAACTTGATCTTTTGCAACAGCATTCACTGAATATATACAATTGGGTAATGTTAATTTTCTACTAGCTTTAAATTCTTGATTATTGGACCAAACCTCTTTGGGAATAGATAAATATATATTATCAACAGCATCTTCGTAATTTCTATAGAACCATTGTGCAGCAAAATTAACTATGTTATCTATGGCTTTTTCTGGAATAGAAAATGGTAAACTGCATGAAACAGTAATATCATTGTTTAAATTGTCATAAAAATCTCTCTTAGTCATACTATATTTAATTAATTTTAATCTAGCATTTCATCTAAATTTTCAACATCTACATCTATTATCATAGTATTATCAGCAATTGTAGTACTTGAATATGTACCTTTTCTAAAAATCCCACCATTTATATCAGAATCTAATAGTTTTACATCATCTAAATAACAATTAGTAAATTCACAATATATATAATTTGCATTTTTAATCCTACTATGCTTAAATATAGTATCTTGGGATTTACACCCATCTAAATCAGAACCAGAAACCCTACAATCATATAATTCTGTGTTTAATAAAACGGTGTTTATTAATCTACAATCATGTAATAAGATTGCTGGATTTTCTATAAATGTTCTTTTTATAGTAAACCCAGACCATTCAATTTTAGAACTATCGGTATCGTAATTTATAACACCAGACATATTAAATTTAACTTCTTTCATTTTAATTAGAATTGGGAATATGTTTTTCCATATTATAGGAAAAAACAATTTTAAAATTTCTTTGTTATCTTTAGTGTCTACTTTTAATTCTACATTTTTAAATATGTTACTGAAATTAAAATAGTTTTGTCCTGCTAGAAAAACTTTTTTCTTTGGTTCTAATAAATCTATTAATTTTTTCTTTATATCATCTGGATTTGATTTGTAACAATCTTTGATACTTTGTAAAAAGAAATCTAATAAAAATAATATATCTGATTGTTGATGTTCATATTTTTTACCACCAAGGTATCTAAATTCTAAATAGTTCTTTTTTATTTTTTCGAAATTAATACCATAATATTTTGACATCGGATAAACAAAACTACTTCTACTTGTTGTTATGTTTGCAAAATCAAAATTGTTATGTAACGGCACTATGTCTTTTATAGATTTAGTATAAATGTTATCTTCTCGATTTGGAAAACGTTTATAAACTTCAGATTCGTCGAAAGTTAAAATAAACTTTAGGAGGTCTATGTTTTCGATATAGTTATTTTTCGGGTAACTTAAATTTAGGTGCAAACCACATCTATCGGTTGTCTTTACATCCTTTGTGTTTCTTATCCATTTAAGAACTTTTATTAGTACTATCCTAGCATGGTTGTATTGTAATGGTCCCGTGATTAATTCACATGTATATTCCCCAGCACTAAAATCATCTTCTATTTTCCAATGGTTGTCGGTAGGTACAAAATCCGTATGATGACCATTTTCTAGTTTTATATCAACTTTTAGTATTTTTTGTAATTCCCTTTTTATTTCTGTCCTTGTGAATGTGGGGTTTCTTATAAATTCAAATTCAATACCAACAGTTGTATTGTAAATTTCTGGGTCTTTTTGCATTTAATGATATAGTTTTCTTATTTAATCAAAAAAGCAACCATCTCTGGTTGCTTTTTTTTATTGATTTCTAAAACATATTTATTATATGGGATTTCAAGTGTTTTTAACATCAACACTTTTTCAAACCATTTCTAAAACATATTTATTGTCCGAATTATCAAGTATCTTAACCTTAACACTTTCCCCTCTTTCTAAATCTTTGTCACTTTTAAGTTTACTTATGTGAATTAATCCAGTTGCATTTTTACCTAATGAAACGAAACTTCCATATTTTACAGTTTTTACAACTCTACCATCTACTATTTCACCCTTTGTGAATTTTGGTTTAGATGCTTCTTCCGGATCAACAACAAATCTCGATAGAATTATTTTTCTATTAGTAACTATTTCTTTCAAATAAAAATCTATTTCCCTACCTGGTGTAATAGTATTATTATCAAACATATCATTTAAAACATCATCGAAATCATCTTTGTGAATCATACCCGTTAATACATCGTTAAATTCGATAAAAACACCAAACGGTTTTGTTCCAGTTACTTTATCTGTGTAAACAGCACCTATTTCTAATTTTTCAATTTCTAACGGTATTAGTGTTTCTAAATAAGCTCTGTGAGAAACTATTAATTGATCTTTGAATTTAGAATATTTGTTTTCGTTTTTAATTGGAATAACTTTTATATTTTCCCCTATTAAAGATTAAAAGTTTAACAATTTGTTTATTCCACCTAAACTCCCCGGCATAAATACGTCTACACCTTCTATATCTAATATATATCCATTTTCTGTTAAATTTAATACCTTAGCGTCGTATACTTTTTTATTGTCAGCATCTTTCATTTCATTGTATAAAGATGTTTTTACGTGTTCTAAAATACTGGCTCTTAAATAATTATCTGTGTTTGTGACTAATGCTTCGATTTCTTGACCTATACTATAATTTTCTGGATCTAATCGGTCTTTTTCTATAGAAATATACGCAAATTCTTTACTACCTAAATCTAATAGTATACTTTCTTTGTTTATTTGTGCAATTTCGCCTTTGATTGATTGGCCTATTTCTAAGACTGGGTTTTTTGGTAATCTACTAAACGATTCATCATAAAGTTTTAGTAATTCTTCTACATATGACTCATTTGATAGTAATTTACCATTTTCTAAAATGATTTCTTCATTTGAGTTAGATTCAAATATGGAAATGTCATCTGAATTACCATATATTGTTTTTTGTTCATTCATTGTTTATTTATTTAAAGGTTATATGTTATATAATCGTGAAAGAAGATACAGGAACAGATATTGCAGGTGGTGGAACAACAACTGGAACACCGGTATATAGAAATGATATTGTTTTTGCGTGATTAACAAACATGTTAAAAAACTTATCTACTACCGTTTCTATACTAGATGTTGGTGCCACTAAGGGTGTTGTACCAACAGGTGTAGACGCAGCAACATTACCTAACGTAACTAATGACATACCCGATGGGGGTATTGCTGGTAGTTGTAACAAAGCGGGTGCCCAAGCGGCAATCAAGGAAACTTCAATTAGTGTAAATTGTAAAAAGGTTTTTGTATTAAATGATAATTGTAATTGTGCTATGATGGCAGATTCTATAACGGGATAAAGTACACCGCTCCATTTATTTGTGATAGAATCACTACCAGCATCAACAGCCGTAGCATAAGCATCTACGACTAGTTTTGCCACATCAGCAACACTACCATTATTATCTAGATTTTCTTGAAATGCAGCTGTTAAATCTTCTTTAAGTGCCATAATATATTATTTAAACGATTATTATTCACTATCTAGTGTCACTAGTGTACTTTTAAATTGTGCCCATTCACTTTGAAATTTTTGAACTAAACCTGCCCACGTAGGTGAACCACTAATCGGCCCTGATGGACCAGCCGGTGTTGCTATTGCACTAATTTTACCTAATTCTGTTATAAAGGAATTCAATAATTCTTCTAGTGTGTCACCTAAAACAGCGGGTTCCGCAGATGTTCCTTCTGAACCTAAACTAATACCATCTTCACTAATATGTATAACCTTTTCAGTAGAACCATTTGAAATAATAATACTTTCATCTTCGTTTTTAATTTGAACGAAACTATTTGATTTTCTAATCATTAATCCTTGTGTATCGGTATAGAATATTTCTAGTGTTTTTTCTTCACCTATTGTTTTGTCATATGCAATAGACCAAACCAACGGATAGTCGTCTGATATTTCATCTAGTAAATCATCATTGATCTTTGCAATTCCCATATAAAAAGGAATATTTTCATCACCATTTTCGAAGAAAACATTACAAATTTCTCCAATTTTAGGAATCATAATAGTTCCAGAAGATAATTGATTATATGGAATAGACCATGGTATAACCTCTTCGTCTAATTCATCAAATTTTCCAAATATCCTAATTTTAACCCTTCCGAGTTTTAACGGATCTTCTACATCTATTACCTCCCCAACCCATATAGTTCCAAGTGTTACGTCTTTAAACATATTAATTATCGAAAGTATTACCTATTTTTTTAATTGCATTAGCGGGTGCATTAACTATTCTATTCCTAGCAACACCTTCTGTTGTTGCCGGTGAAAAGTCATATACGTTACCTAAATATAAAGAATTTAGTCTATTTCTAATTAAATTTGCAGCTTCGGCTGAAATATTTTGTCTAATATCATCATATATGTTGTCTAATTCCGCATTTAAATTGATAGGATTAACACTATCCAATAATTCGTTTGCACTTTCTTGTATTCTCTGACCAAAATTTGGGTTATTTGCACCTTCTATACTAGGTGGTACAAAGTTTTTAAATGTGTTATTCCCAGCTGTATTATTACCCGCAAGTATATCCAATTCTTTTCTCAAATAATCCCTAACATAATAATGTGAACTATTATTAAGCGCTAATAAACTTCTATATATGTTATCTTCTTGTATGTTTTCATAACTGATTTTAATAATTTGTGATGCTTGTTCATATGTACTATTAGAAATGTTACTAAACATATTACCAGATTCGTTTGGTATGAATTCACAATGTGATAAGTTGAACGTTACTTGATTAGTAACTGAATAGTCTTCACCTAAGAATTCAGTATTTTGCAAATTTTTATTTTCGTTTCTTTTATCTTGATTTAAATACTTCCCTGGGTTTTTTTGAAAATTTCTAACATCATAAACCTTAATAGAAAGGTCGAATTTTCTTAGGTTATCTGGTAAAATAGCTCTTCTATTTTGCCAATCAAAAGCAACTTTTCTATACAAATCCATTAGTGCTGTGATTCGTAAATCCACAGATTCTAAACAATTTACAGTTATTTCTTTTTTAAATTTAGTAACCATAAAATCTCGATTCCATGCTTCGTTTAACCCATCTATTGATTGAAAGTACCAAGGATATTCAGTATTCAATTTACTCAATAAAGATTTAAAATCCAAAAGCATATTAAACCTAGCATTATCACCAATAGATTTTAAATAAGACAATGCCGAATTAGAATTGTTTACATCACCAAACAATCCAGTAGAATTTATGGTTGTTATAGTATTGGTTGTGATACCAGTATTACTACCTTGAATCCATTGTGTTGAACTATTTGGTGTTTCGTTTGCGGCATTAAATCCAAATTCTATATTAGACTTAGAACTATTTATATTATCCGCAATATTCATAAAAAACATTTTGAATCCTAATGTCGTTGGGTCTTGAAAGAGTTTTAAAAAATCACCATCACCAGTACCCCTTTTGAAATTGCTATATTCGTTATTGGGTATTTTACCACTACTATTTTTACTAGGATCGAACATTCTATTTTTTATTTTTTGATATACCAGCTGAATATGGGATAGGCCATTCACGTCTGATGAGATTCACCGTTTGTGTAAAACCATCACCCCTATCCCAATTTATGGAATAATCCCTAACAACATAAAAACCACTTATGAAACTATTTGCTATGAAGTTTTCTGTTCTTTCATATACATTACCAGATTCATCATTATTGGCAGTGGTTTTTCTTTCTTCGTCACCATTTTTCATATTAACGTTATTAACTAAATTTCCATTCTTTTCATAAATAGCAACAGGTATTCGTTTATATCTAGATATATTACTTGATATATCTTGTAAAGTAACAGATAGTCCCATCTTATTTAATTCTTCGTTGTTTTGATAATTCAAAATTTTAGAAAAATGGTAGTTTGGGTGTAAATTGCCTGAATTTTGTGTACTAAATTGTCTACCTTGATATGTGTATTTGTTTTGTAATTCATATGAATCGTCACCAGCTTTACCTTTTAGTATAACCATATCATTTTCAGATCCCTCTGTTGTCATAGGATCAACAAAGAAAGAATTAAATTCATATGTGTCCATATCCATATATTGACTATATCTTTTATAACCATTTTTCATCCAAACATCACCAGATTTGTTAAATAAGTGATACGATTTAATATAATTAGTAGTGTTATCGAATTTAGGATGATTAGATAATAGAATTTTACTATCTTGATTACTTACGTTTTCAGAATCATTACTTTTATCTTGTGTTAATGCGGTTATTAAATCAGCAGATCCATCTTCTAATGTTTCGTCCATAGAAAATAGTGTATTTACATTTACTAATGTGAGATAATAATACAAGTCTATATAAGTTGTATAAAAACTGTTTTCGTCTTTATAACTAGTTTCGACAGTTTTTAAAATAAAATCTTTTATCGTATTGTTTGGATTGAATCTAGGCATTGAATCTATCGTATTGGTTTCGTTACTAGCAAAACCTAATTGTATTTCTTCACAAACCGATAAAAGATGATTGTAGGATGTGTCTGTGGGATATGAAAGTTGTTGTTCACTAAAAATATTAGGAACTTTCATTATACCAGATAATTTGTAAATATTTATACCCTTTGTACTATATCCACCGATAGTTAGAATATCAAAATTTATTCTTATTTTCTTTTTTCTATTATTGTTTCTACTCCTAATATAAAGTTCTATTAAATCACCATCTTTAGGAAAATCATTTTGAAATTGTTTAGTTACGTCTTCAAACACTAAATCTATAGTTGGTATAAACCCAATAGAATTTACTTTAAATTTAATAATGGATTTAGCATCCATTTCATACCCATTTATCTTAATATATGGTGAATTATTACCCATATATTTAGATTTATCTGCCACTGATTGATTTTCAACTTCGTAATTTCCTGTTTCTATTTGTTCAATTACAACAGAGGGTTCTTTGACTGTTAATATGTCTGAATTGTTTGATCCTGTAATCATTATATACTATAATTGTTTCATCTAGTAAACATTATACACTAATACTATTAGATTGATTATCAACATTAATATTAGATTCACCGGGTTTTAAATCGTTCGGTTTTGTATTTACTTTAGAACCATTCTTAATACTTGAACTAATTTTCGCAAGTGTTTCTAATCTTTTGATGTCTACTTTACTTTTTTTAGTGGAATCTATGTAATTTTCACTAACTTCACTAGATTCTTTATTGGGATTTTTATAAAATTTCTTGGCACCGGTTAATTCGGGTATAACTAATATATCACCGGTTCTAACACTTAGAGGGTCTGATATTTCATTACATTTTAGTATTATGTCCGAATATTGATCTGAACCATAAACCGCTAAAGAAACCAAATCGACTCTACGATCATATTCATCAGTGACCTTTATGATTTTTTGTACTAAGAAGTTTTCACCGTCATATTCTGGTAGATATGTAACTTCTACTAAATCTACTATTTCTGTGATACCGTCTTTACTAATTTTTATTTTCTTGTTTAAAGTTTCCATTATGCTGTATAGAATGCTGCATCAAATTGTTGATACTTACTTTTTAAATATGCCGTTGTTGCACTAGTATCATCTACTACTCTAGATGCGTTATCTGCTATCTTACCGGGTGATGTTGTTCTACTTCCAGTACCCGTTCCTTTATTTCTATAATACGATTTACTCTGAAAATCTGTATCACTTCCATAAAATCTACTACCACCAAAATTAAACATTCTCTGTATACCGTATTTGTCTCTTGGCATTGCGTGTTTTAACTTAACTTCTAATAAAATATAACTAGGTATGTCATCGGCAGTAAAGGGCCCTTCGAATCCAAAAGATGCGTCTTCCATTATTAAATTACCATACATCATAGCTGGACTAAATGGGTTACCCACCGTTAAATGCCACTCACCCGTTGGGTTAGCTGTTAATAATGAATGTAGAGAAAACATTTCGGGTCTACCTAATTTGTCTAAACTATCACCTAATAACCCAGCACCAACATTCCCTGCAATATTTTTAATACCTTCAAATAATCCATTTTTAAAAGGAGCTTCTAAACTGTTACCTATTCCTTTTATGAATGATGATAAAAACCCATCAACATCTCCATTTTTTAATGCTGTTGTATTTCCTAATGGTCCAGAATATCCACCACCACCATTAAATCTAACAGCACCACCCCAAAAAGGTGCTTTATTAGTAACCATATTTAACATATTACCTAATATATCTAAAAATGCTATTTTTGTAGATATACCATCATATGACCTAACCGCATATCTAAATTTAATAGTCAAATCTTGTGCAAAGTTAATACCAACGTCTCTAGTGATAATTTTGTCAATCACATCTATTGGACCCCAAGTATAATTAGCTTGATGTGTTGAATAAGGATCAAAATCGGTTGCTGCCTTACCTTTTAATTTTTGGTTTGCAAAATTACCACTAGTATCTGCATAACCTAATAAATCTAATCCTCCCCATCCGGTTTTGGATCTATCCATTGTTTGTATTTCACTTTGAAATTCTTTCCAATTAAATCCAGCACTAAAAGAAAAAAGTGATTCGAAATTATTGTCTTCCCCATCTATATATGATAATAACCTAGATACGTCTCTATTAGGGTTTTCTAAATTGTTTAGTAAGTTATCGTTACTAGGCTGTGGGAATCTCCTCAATGTTACTAAATGATTGTTTGGAACTTTTCCATAATGATCTAAAAATAGAAAATCCCCCCACTTATATTGCATTGCGTGTTCTACCGTATTTTCATTAAATGCGGAAACTATTTGTGATCCTGTAGGATTTCTATAACCATTCGCGTTGTCACCAGAAAAATATCTACCTTGATCGTTTTCAAACGGTGAATTAAACCCAGGTCCTTGATTTATAAAATCATTATAGTGCAACACTGAAAGTGAATGCAACATAGACTGTTTACCTTCTAATGATGGGAAATTATCTCCAGTTTTTTGACCCTTATCATTATATTTTGGTCCTTCTGGTAGACTAGTAAATCCATCTTTGATAGTTCTATCTATATAATTTGTTGAATTGTTATTTGGGTTTTCACTGAAACTCATTTAGGATAGATATTTATGTTATTTAATCTATCGAAAGAAAAATGTTATTATAAAGTGATTACTATCAATCCCTATTTTCTTTCTCTCTCCAAAGGTCTCGGTTGACAAAATACCGCACATGAGTTTTTCTACTTTTACTAAATTCCGTTCTCCTAGCTGGTCTGTTTAATATATATTCATCAAAAAAATCATATATACCTTTTTTAGTTTTAGAATATTCTTCATATTCTGGACCCATATCGGCAATTATCTTTAGAATCATTGGTTTGAAATCTTGAATAAATTGTTGTGTGGTCTTAACATAAATTTTACTCGCACTTTGTATAAGGTGCTTAGATAATACAATATCATGCAATTGTTTTATGTATTTACAGGCTGACATGAAATTTAATTTACTTAGGTAAGACATTGAATCGAAATGACTATCAAAAATGAAAGCTTCGTTGACCCAAAAAATAAATTTGTCTGAATTGTTTTTAAAAAAGGTTTTATATTTACCATAGCTGAAATTTTTATTTTCAATTTCTTCAACTAATTCAGATTCTACAAACGAAAACATATTAACACCTTCATTTAAAACAGAATCTTGTATGTCGTGTGATTTAATTGCTGTTCTGAACCAATTATTATGAAAAAAATCTTTCAATAATTCTCTTTTTTCGAAAGCATTTTTAATCCGTATTACGTAATCTAGTGTGTGATCTGCATTTACACGATGTCTTAATATTTCACCCGAAAATGCTTTGATAGTGTCTGGGTTGTTATAGGAAAATAATAAAAAATAAACTCGGTCGCCTTTGATATAAACTTTGTCTCTTAAAATATCTGCTGAATATATTCCTTGTTTACTTGGTTTATATTTTTTATTATTTTTATTTGATTTATACATTCTGTATCAATTGATTTAGGTTCATCTAGGTTACACAAATTAATATTTAAATTAATGTCTAGTTTATCTTTATATTTTTCTATAGTACCTATGAAGTTTTCTAAAATTACGGTGTCTAATGTATCAGTGTAGTAAAATATACTATGATATTTTGGATATTGTAAATTTGATATAGATTCGAATATTTTATTGAATAATTCACACTCTAACACTGAATTGTTTTTAGATTCACCAAATAGAATATATTTTTCTTGTTGATTGAGAATATCTATGTAACTAACATAGATACTCCCTGGTTTCTTTTTAATGAAATCTTTAAAAACTGTATGATCTTTTGTATGAATTATGAAAAAATTATTCATCATATATCATCTGGTGTAAAATCTTCTTCTACTAATTCAGCATCTATGTCTATTGAATTATCGTTTAGATTTCCTTTTTTATTTTCTGAAATTGTTTGTTGTAAATTTTCGTGTTGTTCAATACCCATTCTAGAAATGTCAGATTTTAATTGTTCGTATTCACTTTTTGAAATTAAACCTAATTTCCATTGTTTTTTTGCATTCTTTACAAAATTTCTTCTTTGTTCTCTTGTACTGTTCATATTAATTAGTTTACTTCTTTATTTAATACCTCGTTAGTTTCTTGTTTAGGGAATTTATGTAATAAATATTGTTCTATGCAACTAGTTATCACATCCTCATTTAATTGTTGTCTAACATAATCTTTAAGAGATTCAAACAATTCATCACCATACAATTCTAGCAACATTTTAATTTTTTCTTCTGATATAAAATCAAAATCTATTAGGATATTCAATTTCATTTTAGAATCTCTTTGTGCTTTATCTAGAATATCAAACCCAAATGTGTTTTTCTGGTTTGATATTTTTGATGTTGGTGGTTTGATTACGGTATTGGTGTTATTTGAATCTAATGTTTCTTGTTCCTGTTGCTTTTTATTCAAGTGTTTTTCGACATCTTCTTCTGAGGCAACACCTATGAGATTCATCATCTCATTTATTACGTGACCATTTATTCTACCCCCACCATAAAAATTGATCCAAGTGAATTCACCCTTTACATCTATATCTTTTACAATTTCAGTTAGTCCTTCTTTATCACTTTTGACCCACTGTAAAATCATTAGTGGAACTAATTCTTCCGGTTTTATCATATCATATGTTTAAAATACTATATTAATTACATATAAATAATAACTTAAATATTTTTTTGTTAAATGATATTTTCAATTTGTATTACTTTAGAAATTGATATTGTATTATTAGAATCTCTTACTTTAACAACATAACTACCAGAAGATAGTGAACCAAATGTATTAGAAGGTTGATACGCAACAATTTCTGTATTACTATCATCAAATAGTGCATAATCAAAGGTAGAAACACCATCTACCACAGTAACATCTATACTACCATTATCATCACTTTCTGTGGTAGAATTATTAACTGTGAGGTCAAAGGTAACTGGTTGATAAAAATTACCATTAGTGTCAAATATTCTAATTCCACTTACTATAAACTCATCAGATTCACCAAATAGTGCATTAGTGATACCGTTTACTAAGTGATTATATATCGCATCCAAAAGACCATTTGGTGCGGTGGAATTGGCAAATGCGTCCCATTGACCTGGTTTGTTAGCATCAAATACACCCCTCTCTGGTGTCTCTAGTACTAGATTCCCATTTTTATCTTTAATATCTTTGAAATAGATAGCATCTATAAATCTATTTGCCGCATCTATTCTTAATAATTTAGCATACACATAGTGTTTAACACCATTTTTAGTATATTCTATTCTAGCGCCATTGTATTCGTTTTCTACGAATGCGTTTATTGTTAATCCTCTGTAATTGAAAGTTTCCATATATTTTATATTAAATTTGCCCAAGCACCATTTTCATAACCTTGGAATTTGTTATCTGTAGTATTGTATATTATCATACCATTAACACCCGTTAATGCGTTTCTTTCGGTTGTTGTTAATCTATTTAATATAGCAACTCTAGTGACACTTTGTAAGTCTAAACCCGCACTTGAATTAGTTTGAGCGGTTGCACCAATAACAACAGCACCCGTACCATTTATATAACTAGTCGCTGTTTTTGCTAAAAGTATAGTAGGTGTTGCCTCAAACCAACCTAGCGCAAAACTATTCTGAACGTTATTAGTCAACCTATTGCCACTATTGAATCCATGACCTAAAGTAATCGCACCATATTCAGTAGAGTTTACTAAATGACCTATACCGATTGACTCTATATCTGTTGTAGTTACGAGCGTACCAATTGATATGGCTCTTGTGTTTGTTGCTACTGACTGCCTACCTATGGTTACTGTGTCGGCACCTATGTTATCCGTGCCCGCATTGTTCTGGTAGCCTATACTTATGGCGTTTAGCCCAACGGTTCCCGTTGTGGAGCCTGACTCTAATCCGATTGAAATTTGTCTAGTACCCTTAGCTCCAACTAATCTACCTATAGCCACGATATTATTAGAAGTAGCGGTAATATTGCTTCCTAGTATAATATTATCTGATTGTGAAGCAGCTACCGAAGAAGCAAAGGCAATCATTACCGTCCTAGAACCTCCTGTGTTAGCCGTAGAAGTACCCATTACGACACCTCCTGCTGTACCTAGAAGTTGACCACCTGCGGTGGCAAATCCATACGTACCTTCAACTCGTGCTCCAGTTCCAATTGCGATACCATCGCCACCCGAAAAGGCTAAGTTTCCTATTGAAACGCCATTCACTGAAGATGATCCGTAGCCAAGTAATACCGACCGAACGCCAGTAGTAGTAGCAAGTGATCCTAATACTGTTGTTTGGTTACCTGACCCACCATTTGCGTTATTCCCAATTGCTACACCATCCGTGCTATCGCTTAAAGCACCACCAATTGCTAGAGAGTTAAGTCCCGTTCCTGCATTGACCAACACACCCCGTAGGACAACTTCACCATTAACCCCAGCTGAATCGTCATATATATAGGCAAAGCCATCCTCGGTGGCTGTTGGATTCTTAGCTAAGGTGGATAGTGGCTTAGTACCTATTGCGTTTATAAGCCTATACGTAGTGCCTAATTCTCGAAGGTTGTGGACCCCATCAAGATCTTTCCACCCCATCCCATCACTAGGTGTGAATCCAGCACTATCAACTCTATCTTTTAAATAGATATGTGCCCTGTCGTTCGTTGATACTCTAGAATCGCTGAGATTATCAAAGTCGTTAATAGTAACAATAGCTTCTGATGAGGGGATTAGGGTCCCAGAAAAGGATATGTTTCCATCACCCGGAGACGTTCTTAGTATGTTAGAGTTACTAGTGTCCTTCACAAAGAAACTGTAAGCATCTAGAGAGGCATTTAATGTTATATCTCCTGCATTAGCTGCAACCTCTCTTACTCTTAACCAGTTACCACTCGTTGTAAAATTGAAATCCGCAAAAGTTACGCTACCACTCTTAAAAAAAGAGATGAGTCCAGTATTGTGACCTCTAAGCTGGAAGGAACCAAAGTTGTTTACAGAATCATACCCAAGGTTTAAATAAGTATTTGTACTAGAGTTGGGACCGATTCTTACAGAATTCTGTACACTTCTATAATAATCAACACCGGGTACAGAGGTTAAGTCTTGCCTAAGGTTTGAATTCTCTATTCCGTCACCTGCTGCGTTTGATATTGGTATAAAATTATCAGTTAAGCCAGATATACTGGGATTAGGGATCAGTACTATTTCCCCGTTGACACCTGCTGCATTATCATAAGAGTAGATATAGCCATCTTCTGTTGCAGTCGGGTTCTTAGCCAAGGTGGATAGTGGCTTAGTACCTATTGCATTTATAAGCCTGTAGTTTGCACCAGACTCCCTAACCTCAAGAACGTTACTATTTGAACTGAGCCAAATTGAATTATTTGAAGGTGCTGTAGCTGTCTCGTCATAACTACCAAGAAACAATACGTGTGGTCTTGGATTTGGAGTTGTGTTTAATGACCAAAATATGGCATGGGCGTTTGCCGAAGCAGCAAGTCCTGCCATACCATAGCCAAATGTAACTCTTTGGTCATTGTAGGACATGAAATTATATCCATTTGATGCATTTGCTCTAGGATCATTAAAACCAACCCCGTACTGGTGACCAAAATAATCAACAGCACCAGAAACATGAGCATACGTATCAATTATACCAAAAGTAGTATTGCTTTGTGAAACAAAGTTGGTTAGTGTAAATGATCTAGCTCCAGTTGCATCTAAAGAAAGTCTTGAATAGTCTCTATCTAATGTTGCAAAACCAGTAACCGCATGACCAGCTAGAAATCCAATGTTATTAGCTAGATGAGATACTTCCCAATTTTCCAGCCCTGTTGTGCCATTAGTTAGCCTATACGTGTTTGTAATCTTGTTTAAAGCACTTTTTAACGCCCCGTTACCCCTTATTACAAAAAGGCTGTCGTCTGTTGTTCCTTCATCTAAAAACAATAGCTCAGAAGTGTTGCTACCTGTGCCCGTTATGATGTTAGAAAGTCTCGAATTCTCTATCCCGTCACCAGACGCATTAAATATAGGTATAAAATTATCTGTTCCTGAAAGCGAAGCCCCAGCTAGCAAATCAGTTGTCGTTGTCCCGTCGTGAAAATTTAAGTTTGTACCATTAAACCACATATCGCCACTAATAGGAGTTGTCTTGTTTACTCCTGTATTAGGGTTTAAGTTTAAATGCGCCTTGGTAGTTGTGTTTTCACCAACTCTAAAGTTTGCAGAACCAATAGATGACAGAGCA